CTACAACTACGCTGACATCGAGTCTGGCGTGCCGCTCTGATTCCATTCTTAACGCGAGACTTAGTAGGTTATTTCTAACTGAACACTGTGCATTCATGGAAGGAGCTCAAGACCTGGCTATTTAATAGTGAAAAGCAGAATCTGATACAAGTGGGCGGACGCTTTCGTGCATGATAAATAGGTTATAACAAATTTTTCCATTTATTTCATGCCTACTATGTTATGCAGATAGTTTAAAATTTGTTTATGAATAATTTCATATGATTCTGTACAGATTCAGATGAGATAGAAAAATGAGGATAAATAAATGACTTCTTGCGAGAGACGCAAAGAAATTAGATATCAAAGAAGAAAACAAAAGCGATATCAAAAACAAAGAAAACAGATTGAACCTTATGACAATTATGAAAATGTAATATCTTTCAGCTCATTACTGAAAGCAGAAAGAAAAACCAGAAAGGGATGTAATTGGAAAACAAGTGTTCAAAGTTTTCAGTATAATCTACTAAAAAATATAAATATCCTATACAAAGACCTACAAAAACGAAAAGACATAAGTAAAGGATTTGTAGAATTTGATATAATGGAAAGAGGTAAGATACGTCATATCCGAAGCGTACACTATTCTGAAAGAATAGTACAACGTAGTTTATGTGATAATTGCCTTGTTCCTATCATTACTAATAAGTCTGTTTTTGAAAGCTCCGCTTGTTTACCAGGTAGAGGGGTTACAAGAGCAATAGATTTAATGAAAGAAAACTTAAGAAGTTATTACAGAAGATACAATACTAATAAAGGTTATGTAGTATCATTTGATTTTTCTGATTATTTTAATAGTATACCCCATAAATATATATTTGATTTTATAAATGAGATAATAGAAGATAATGATCTGAATAACTTAATTAGAAGATGTGTAATACCTTTTGGCTATCCAAGTATTAATACAGGAAGTACAAGGATAAAAGTAACTACAAAGTTAGGTAATTATACAGGAAAGAGTTTAGGACTTGGATCTCAAGTTTCACAACTATTAGCAGTAATACATCCTAATTATTTAGATCATTATATAAAACAAGAACTACGCTGTAAAGAATATGGAAGATATATGGATGATGGTACAATGATCTTTAGGACAAAAGATGAAGCCAATGATGCAATGAATAGAATCATCACTAAAGCTGAAGAAAAAGGAATCGTAGTAAATAAGAAGAAAACCAAAATCTCTAGACTTGAAGATGGCTTTGTCTTTTTGAAAACTAAGTTTAATTTGAATTGTTTTGGAAAAGTTATAATAAAATTAGCAAAGAAAAATATTGTTAGAATTACAAGAAAGCTTAAAAAATTTCATAATTTTGTAGTTACTAAAATAATGGATGTCATTGAAGTAATAAGATCCTATGCTTCTTGGAAAGGATATGCGCTTATCCGAGGAGCAAAAGAATTAGTAGAAAAAGTAGATATGTTATTTATGCATCTATTCAACATATCTCCACCTTATTGTAGATTAGAAGGAGTTTGATTATGGAAAAGAAAATGGAAAAGAAATCCGAAAGAGTTTCTAGAGAGCAGATGATTTCAATTATCATTTCTGGAAAATATTCTATTGATGAACAAATTGCATTGCTTCGTCAGAAGGATACTAAGCCTGAAGAGTATGATGCATTCTATAGATTTGCAGAAGAAGTAAAAGCAAAGGTTACTGCTGAATATGCTGAATATGAAGCAGAAGAAGCAAATGCAGAAGGTTAAGAATTGAATAAATAAAAACAGGAGGTGGATCTTATCCACCTCCTTTATTGTATATAAATATTAGAATAATATTAAGTAGTTGAGGGTGATTAAAGATTTATGAGTGAAATCACTAATATCAAACAAAGTATTCTTTCTGACATAACCGGACAAGAATATATAAATAGAAGAAATTTTTTAGAGTCACCGATAATGTGGTGGGAAAATGAACAAACTCAATTAAATGCTACCAATCTTAATAAGATGTCTAGAGCAATTAAAAATGTACAAGACGAATTCTCAACGGAATCCAATAATGTACAAAGTATTCTAGCCGATGTTGTATCTAATATTGCTGGTTGGTCTTCTACTGAAAATAACACTGCAGAAATTTTCAATGATTATCAAAATAACAAAGCAATTGCAGATTATTCATCAGCTAAAGGTACTTATACTATTGCAGGCAAAGTTTATCAACATTCAGATGGTCATACGGAAACGTCTGGAAAAGCCTCTTCTGTTGAAGGAATTGGAACTGTTTCAACCTCCGATTATCAACATGTACAAGGTAGATGGAACATACTAGATGAGCAAACTGATGGTGCAAAAGTAATTGCAGGAAACAAATATGCTCATATAGTTGGTAACGGTACTTCCGAAGATGACAGAAGCAATGCGCACACTGTGTCTTGGGAAGGTGATGGTTGGTTCGCAAGACATCTAACTGCAGATGGTAATGCAATTTTTGGAACTGACTCTGCAAATAGGCACCTATTTAATGGTAAGACTTGGTTTAAAGATTCAATAAAAGTACAAAACAACTTAGGTGTATATGGGGATACTAAGTTAGATAAGAAACTAAATGTAAAGGGTGCAGTCCAATTAAATTCAACTTTATCGGTTGCTGGACTAACTAATTTAAATGGTAATTTAAATGTAGTTACCGATGCAAATATTTCTGGTAAGACTACTTCTAAAGATTTAAACGTAACAAATAATACTGTTATTGATGGTACTTTAACTTCTAATGCTGTTACCACTTTTAATAATAATGTTACTTTTACAGGTTCAGATAAAGAAGTAGTTATACAAAATAAATTGACGGTAGATGGAGAATCACACTTAACTGAAGTTCATTCAAATGAAACTACTACCCACTTACTGACTGTAACTGGACTATCAAGTTTAGCTAATACTGAAATAGGTGGAGATTTAGGGGTAGTTGGAAATATATCCGTTACCAAAACCGTAACTGCATCCGAAGACGTGAAAGCAGGAGAAGTTAGTTTAGTTGATGAACATAATCATTTAGACTACTTGAACTTAATCGTTAGAGAACAGGAAGAGCAAACCGTCCCAAATGCAATAAAGTTTTCAGAAGATAAATTAATTGGTAGAGGCACATTAACTGCTGATTTTCCAACTGAAATGGAAGAAGTTAAGTTGGAAAATGAAACTATATATGGTGCTGCTCAATATTCTATTAACTTAGTAAAATCATTACTTAATGCATACATATTAGATAATGATGAGGATGATCCTGAAGCAAGAACCGCTATAGATAAATTAATAGAGATTGCTGACTGGATTTCTAAAGATGATGCTGGTGTAACAAAGATATTATCGGACATTGAACTATTAAGTACGAATAAATTAAATACTTCTGTTTTTAATACATTTGTAGATAAAGATTTTACTCCAATAAGTGAGCGAGTAACAGAAGGAGCCACAAATTGGGATACGGCCTTTACTCAATCTCATATTCATAGCAACTCAGCAGCACTAGATTCGATAACCTCTGATTTAATTTCTAATTGGACTACTGCATATAATCAGAGACATACTCATAATAATAAAACTATTCTTAATGGTATTACAGAAGAACGAGTAAGTAAATGGGATGCATCCGCAGTGCTACTTGAAGGAGTAAGTCAAGATGCAATCGATGGTATTATTGCAGATGGTGCCAGAATCACTGAAAATACCAATAGACTTGATCAACAAGATATTATCATATCATCAATGCAACAAAATATCGAAAGCATTGAAGAGGATGTTAATTCCACTAATGCTGCTGTTAATGCTTTAGTTTCTCGTATAACTACTTTAGAAAGTATCATAAATACTTTAATTAGTTCCGGTACAGCTGATCCTACTTTAGCAGGAAATGATCCTGGCACTACATATTTCATCAGATATGAATAAGAGGGTATAACAAATGAATTTTAAAAAGAGAATAATTAAAGAATCTCACACTGAACCTATTTCTGGTCCTTCTATAGGACCAGAATGTGGGCTAGCCAGTATGTTAATAGAAGCAATAAATAGTGAATGGGAAACGGTAGATAAATATAATGTTCTTGCTGCAAATGCAAGAGCTGAAGGATTTAATGAAGTTGCTTCTATAATTGATGAAATAAATACTGAAGAAAATAAACATATTGGGCAACTACAAGAATTATTAAAAATGATATCTCCAAATGCAAATGCAATTGAAGATGGTAGAGTAGAAGCAATTAATCAAGTAGATGATGATAGCTCGTGGTATCAAAATAATTAACTTTATTGTATAAATAAATTGTAGGTAGTAACGCAACATTCGGTTGCTGTTGTATGATTGATAGAAAGGAGATTATAGAATGGCAATCGATACGTTTGAAAAATGCCAACTACATAGCGAACAACGATGGCATGAAATTGGCTTAGAAATACAAAAGATCAAAGATGATCAAGAAGTAATGACTGCTAGATTAAATAAACAAGCTGCTATGGTTGAAGATATCCAGAGTTTAAGTCAGTCAGTTGCATTATTAGCTTCTAACATGGATGCTATGTTGAAAGAGCAACAAGCTCAAAACAGAAGATTATCTACATTAGAAGAAAAGCCAGTAAAAAGATTTGATAATATAATTGATACTATTATTAAAGTTGTTTTAACTGCCGCCATTGGTGTAATTTTAGTTAAGATAGGATTACAATAATTTAGAATAATTTTAGATTTTCTTTAAAATTATTTAATTTACCTCTTGATTTTTTATTAAGAATCAGTTATAATATAAGAAAGGTAAGAGTTACATATGTTAAAGTTAGACGAATCATTATTTCAGTTTATAACTGCTTCTGACGATCAGAGTAGTGACATTCAAGAGGTTGATTCTCCTGCTAATGCTGATGCACATAATTCAAGAAAAGACATTAAGAAGGAATTAAAGACCCAACTTAAAGATCACGAAAAGAACAAAGAGGCTTTTATAAAAATAAATCATGAAAGAGAGCCTAAGAGCATGAAAACTAAAGAATTGAAGAAATTGCACTTGAATGAGAACTTATTCGAAGGTACAGCAGTGCTAGAGAGACCTGCAACTAAAGAATTGTTCTATAAGGCGAGGAGAGGTCCTCTCGCAGACATAATTCAGGATGAGTTAACAACTGGTGAAGTTGTATATTCAAGATCTTCAAGTGGTGGTTGGAATCCTACCTTTACTCCTTCATTAAATCTTCCAGAAGAACATGTAGGTGTAATGTATGATGATTCAGGAAATGTTTTTATTGAGGTGAAAGCAGGAGATCCTGAAACCGCAAGTAAAATAAAAGCGGTTGGAGAAAAATATAATAAACCGGTAACAATTTCAGGCCCTGTAAAATATGCAGATCCTGATAAACAGTACATAATTAGAATTGAAGTTGATGAGGAAGATTTCGACGGAAATTATGTTGATCCAAATGTTCCGATAAGATCTCGTGGATAATTTTTACATATTAAATAAGTGGTGTATCTTAATGATACACCACTTTTATTGTATATTTATACATATATTGATGGTTTAAAATGAGGTAATAATCATGATATTAGATATTGATAAAGTAACATTGGAAGTGGTAAGAGGAGATACCTTTTTATTAGCTCTACCACTTAATTCAGGGACAAGGGAAGAATTTATTCCATATCATTTGGCTCCTTGTGATTTCTTATATATTGGAATAATGAAACCAGGTCAGCCTTTCGAACATGCAGAATTAAGATGTGCTCTGAATTTTCGTTCGGCTACTGATTCTTTTGGAAATCCTCTACTTATAATTCCTGCACAGGATACTGCGTTATTAACTCCTGGAAAATATTATATGTCTATAAAATATAAAAAAGATCATAACGTTCAAACTTTAGTAGATCATAAAATATTTTTTGTTACTGGATCTAATCCTTGTTGTTAAGGTAAGGTGATTAAATGGCAACTAGCGTTAACTTAGCCAGTTACGATGATTATTTTCCTATACATAATACCAATACAGAAATTGCGCTTACCACGTTAAAGAATTGTATTGGACATGATACTCAATGGAATGCTAACTCTTATGGGGTAGGAATTCCGTTTACCATTCCTAAAAATTATAAGATAAATTCAATTACTTTTACCGTATCATTAGAAAGATATGGTACGTCAGGACATTATAAATCTCCAGAAACTTATTGGAAAGTTTGGTTTTCCACCTCAGCACATGAAACTACAAGTAGCTCAAAGGTTTATTCAACGGTTACTGCAAATACACCACATCATTCAGTAACTATTCCTTATTATTCTTCAGGTGGAACTACTACAAGAACAGTAACGATTACTAACAATACCTTTAATTGGTCTGATGATACAACTTATTATTTTTACATATGGAATAGTTATGTGTCTGATAAAGACTATTGTATGTGGCGCGTTAAAGGATTCACTGCAGTAGCTGATTACACGTATAAAGAATATACCATTTCCTATAATGCCAATGGAGCGGATACAGGTACTGCCCCTTCTTCACAAACGAAAACACATGACGTTACTTTAAAATTGCAAGGTAAAGGCACTTTAAATCATGTAGGCGAAGAACTTAATGCTACATATGTAGTTACAATGGATGCAAATGGTGGAACTACTTGCAATAACTTAACATCAAAAAAATGGAAATATTGGACATTAGATGGATGGAATACAGCAGTGAATGGAACTGGAACATCTTATGATTTTTCTGGTAATTATACTTCAAACACCACTGCTACAATGTATGTCAAATGGGGAACGCACTATAGAACAGAGACTATAATATTTCCTGAAACATCTAGAACTGGATATACTTTTGGTGGTTGGAAGATAGGTAATAGTACTTATAGTGTTGGGGATTCATATACTCCATCTTCCTCTGTAACTGCAACTGCTCAGTGGTCAAGTAATCAATATAAAGTAAGCTTTGATGGTAATGGTGGGACTCCAGGTAAAAAAGAAATAAGTGTAAATTATGGACTTACTTATGGAGCTTTACCTTCAGCCAGTAGAACTGGATATACATTTAATGGATGGTTCACCGCAAAGAGTGGTGGCACTAAGATTAATTCAACCACTGTTGTATCAATAACTGCAAATCAAACTTTATATGCACACTGGACTGCTTTTGAATACACGGTTAGATATGAAACAAGTGGAGGTAGCACCACATCTAACTTAGAAATAACTGCTACCTATGATACCTCCTTTAATTTAATATCAAATATAAGTAAAGACACTTTTGATTTTAAGGGGTGGAATACTAAATCTGACGGTTCTGGAACTACCTATTCTACTGAGCAACCCGTAACTAATTTAACAAATATCAAAGATGGAGTTGTCACATTATATGCTATTTGGGAAGCAAGTCCATATAAAGTAACTTATAATGTGTATGGAAACAAATACATACAAGAAAATGTCAAGCAAGATTCAGATTTATTATCTATAAATGAGGTTTTAAGTAAACTGAAGATTAACTTGAATAATTGGGATAGATTTGATAGCTGGATAGCAACTGGTAACGGATTTACTGATTTGATAATTAACATCAAGGACAATGTAGATGACTTAACTAAAGTAGCAGCTAAAAATAAAAGTCCTCGAACAGTAACATTAAATGCAAATATAAAACCAAGATTCAAAATTGTATACTATAATAACGGGAGATGGCATCGACTATCTGCCATTCGATATGATAATATTTGGAAAAAAATAACCCCAAATATAAATAAATAATAGAACAGGAGAAAATTAATATGGATTTATTTAATCAATTTATGCAGTCATATGGACTTGAAATCATTGGCACACTTTTATTAGCTATTGCAGGAGCACTGGGACTACTATTTAGAAATTTAGCAAATAAATACTTGAACGATAAAACAAAACAGTCTATTGCTAAATTAGTTGTTCAGGGTGTTGAACAGGTGTACACCAATCTACATGGGGAAGATAAGTTAAATCAAGCATTGTCAATGTTTAGTGAGTTACTTGCAGAAAAAGGCATCAAATGCTCTGATTTAGAAATGAGGGTATTGTTAGAATCCGCAGTTGGTGAATTTAATAAAGTATTTGATTCAGGTAAATTACCTTCTGAAGAAGTTGCCGAATAATATTTAAATAAAGTAACAAATAACCAGGTATTGTTAACAATACCTGGTTATTATTGTATTTATTATTATAAAGTGAGGTCTTCAATATGAAACAACCTGAGACTAAAAAATATGATGATGCTTACAAGTTATTCAAAAAAGCATTTTCAGATTTCATAAAAAAATTAAAAGAAAAATTAAATAAACTTACAATTAAATCTGTTATCTTCTCTGGAAGTAATCCAATTATTAATCTAGAAGATAATACAGTATATGCACATGATGGATCCTCTGGAGGGGTAAAGAAGTTGACCATAAAATATCCAACTTCCGACTTCATTGCAACAATATTATTCTCTACAGCAAAAAGCGGAGACATAACAATAAACTTTCCCGAAGACTCATTATTTACTGGACATAGAACATTAGAATTCTTTAATGGTGAACATTGGGAAATAAATATTCATAATAAAAGAGTTATAGCAACTCAAATATTCGAAGAATAAATTGGTGATTAAATGGCAGACGATAGCTTAAAAAGAAAAGCTGCTTGTGGTGCCGATGGTAAAATATGGTGTCTTCCCTGTAACTATACTAATAATCCACCTACAGGTGGAAGTAGATTTGGTTGGAGACAGCATCCATTCGGTGGATATAAACATCATAATGGTGTGGATCTTTCAGGATATCATGCAATGCCTTTATATGCTACTAAAGCAGGAAAAATAACTTTAGCTCAGTATAGTTCATCCGCAGGTAATTATTGCATATTAGATCATAAAGATGGAACTAAATCCGTATATATGCACATGGGTAAAGCCTTTGGAGAATACCCAAATAAGATACAATATTTAGAAGAGTCTTACTATAAAGACACTTCTAATCCGGATCATTGGTTAGTTAAAGTTGGAGACGAAGTAGCACAAGGACAACAAATTGGACATATGGGATCTACTGGATGCTCTACAGGTACTCATTTGCATTTTGGTATTCAAAAAGATGGATATTGGGATAAAGACGCTGGCGCTTATGTTGATCCTATGGATTATATTGGTACTCCACATTTTGAAATAACTGCTGGAGAAATACCAATAATCCCTGAAGAGCTCAGGGTAACAAATACTGAATTAACTATTCCAAATGATTATGAAGCAATTGATTTTTCTATCAGTAATACTTCTTACGGATCTGCTTGTAATCATTTAATAAGAAGATATTCATTGACTTCACAAGCTTACACTAAGATATTTGATCCGAAAAGTAATAATAGTTATAATACTGATGGTTATGGTGTATTCGGACTAAATAGTAATTTAACAACTATCCCATCGGTTGAAAAAACTCAAGTAATGTCCGTGTATTCAACTAAAAATCATGATGGAAGTATTACATACAAGACTGGCTCCTTATCCGGTAATGATGAAAAATTAGTAGCATCATACATTTATTCTAAACTTATTCAGAGTGGTTGGTCTCATAACTCTATATTAGCATTGCTTGCAAATATAAAGGCGGAGAGCGGCTTAAATCCTGCAAGATGGGAATCAGATACTAATTGGTCTTCCCAGCCTGGAATAAGTAGAGGATTTGGACTAATTCAATGGACACCTTGGGATAAATTTTATAATAATCTACCTGAAGGATATACTGATCCTTATGATATTGATGCACAGATACAAGGCATCATAAATTATCAAAATAATAGTTACTACGTAAATAGTGAAAGATCTACATATACTTCTGATATATTAGAAAGTAATATATATTCAACTAATGATCAATTTGCAGCTTATTTCAACGAGAATCGTAGATTTCCTATTAGCAAAACAGAGTATCTACAAGGTAAAATAACAACTGATGTGACTTTGTCTGAAATTAATAAGTTAAACATACTTGCGGTTGCATATTGTTATAACGCTGAAAGGCCTGCCCATGTAAATGCAGATACAAGAACGAATTACGCACAACACTTTTTAGAAATTTTTGGACAAAGTGGTAATACTAAGTTATTTACACCTTCTTATGAAGATGATTTTAACGATGATGAAGGATTCTGGTATATTGCCAGGAAAATATGTAAGTATAAAACCAAAAATAATTTCTCCTACTGTATTTCCCGAGCGAATGAAATAATAAAACAAGTTTGTGGAAATGAATCGGATGATTTTATAATTCCAAAAGATATTCAGGATTGGATAAAATACAACAAAGAGGAATTGTTATTTGAAGTAGGAAAATTACCAAAAATTGGATCAATTGCTTGCTGGAGCTCTAAGAAAGATGATTCTTGTAAAGTAGCTATAGTAGAAGCAGTATCCGGAACTCACTGCATAAGTATAAGTGAATATGATTCAAAAGAAAATAAATTAATTGAATCTTTAATTACAAATAATCAACATAATTGGAATCAATCAATTAAAGATTATAGTTTCGAAGGATTCATCTACATAATTCCTGATATAAATATATCTATTGATGTACAAGAAGATGAGGAAAATAAGCAGCCTCAGACTACAACTATATCTAGAGATGAAGATGGAAATTTATTAATAGAAGTAATAAATAAAACTAAAGAAGATAAGTATGCTACATTGTTATTTTCTATTAAGAATATGAAACATGTAAATCAACTTAATATTAAATATTCTAGTTTTAAAAATAATACTAAAAAGAATATTACTGGAAATCAATTTCATATATGTTTGGCACAACAAGTTTGGAATTGCAAATCTGTAGGTAAATTAAGTATGGAAAATGAAGAGGACGAGGAATTACAAAAAAATTGGCCTTTTACTTATTTTCCATACAAAGAAGTAGAAAAAGATGATGATGGAAAAGAAAAGCCAAGTACTGATCCCAATAGATATAATGCCCCTTATCCTGCCGGTAATCTATCAGTGGAGAGAGTACCTGTTTTGAATGATCAGGAAGATTCTATTAATGAATATTCTAAATATCAATTGTATGAATATATTGAAAAAAATAAAACGTTAAATGCTTATGATAATACTGGAAAGTTAAAAAAATTTATAAGAAATCATCCTGGATATATCTGCATAACCGTAAAAGCTCCAGCTCTTCCGGAAGATGCAAAAAATGATGATTATTCCAGTACCACTTTAGTCATAAAAGAGTTAACACTTCATGGGTGATAAAATGAGATTCATAAACAAAAATAATAAAGATAATATTTCAATAGATGCTTTCTTGAATAAATATTTAGGTGAAAATTGGTTAGGACCTTCTCTTGCAGAATCTTTAGAAAAACATGACACCTTAAATCAATCTATTTGGAATGGTGAAGAATTAAAAGAAGATGTAAAAGGTGCTATAAAAGAAATTGTACAAAAATATGTAGAAGATTCAGAAATTCTTTCAATGGAAGATATTATTGATATTGAACTTCTTGGAAGTAATGCAAGCTATAATTATACTGCATATAGTGATCTTGATATACATCTTGTAGTAAATATGGAAGCACTTTCAACTGATCCAACTCTTTTACAAATTGCTTGTAATGCAGAAAAAGCATTATTTAATAAAGCATATAACTTTATGATTAAAGGTGTAGAAGTTGAATTATACGTAGAAGATGTTAAAGCAGCAACTGCTTCTAATGGTATATATTCAGTTTCTAAAGATGAATGGATCAAAAAACCAGAACCTATAGATATTCCTGATTTTATAGATGATGATGAGTATCTTGCAATATTAGATAACTGGATGATAAAAGCAAAAAGTGCGTTAAATACACCTTCATCACAAGAGATTCAACAATTTATTAATGAGTTATATAATTTAAGAAGATTGTCTATAATGACCGATGGAGAATATGCAAAAGGTAATTTAGTTTTTAAAGAAATTAGAAATGCTGGATTACTACAAGAATTGAAAGATAAAGTAAATGAATTGACTTCACAAGAATTATCTTTGGAGAGTTTACAAAAAGATTAAAATTAGGAGGTTAACCAGACGATGTTTGATAACCAATTAGAAAAAGATCTTAATGGGTTATCACCAGAAGAAAGAAATGCAGTATTAAAAATATTGCAAGAGTATTCAACCGGTGATAACTCATCTACTTTTAATCAAATATTATATTCTGATTATGAAGAAATTCCTGTTGATATTGATACCTTTTTACATGATCCAAAATATCTTGGAAGAGGTTTAATTAATGAAGAAGGAAAATTTACCGTATATAGATATTGGGTCGAAGTATTAAAAAAGATATTTCCCGATCCATTGAAACCTGCTGCTTATAATACTTTAGCACTTACTGGTGCTATTGGTCTTGGTAAATCTTTTGAAGCAGTGCTTGTTGGATTATATGAGTTATATAGAATGTTATGCTTAAAAGATCCCTATTTATATTACGGATTGCAGCCTATTGATAAAATAACGTTTGCATTAATGAATATTACTTTGGATGCAGCTGAAGGTGTTGCTTGGGATAAAATGCAACAGTTAGCTCAGTCCTCAGAATGGTTTATGGCTCACGGAACTCTATCTAAAAGTCAAAACCCACAATGGTCTCCTGGAAAAAAGATAGAACTTGTATGTGGTTCTCAAAGTAGACATATAATTGGACGTGCCGTATTCTGGGCTTTCTTTGATGAAGTTTCATTCCAGAATAATCAAGATGTTGCTAAACAAAAGGAAAAAGCAAAGACACTTGTTAATACTGCTGCTGCTCGTATGCAATCCCGTTTTATGAAAGGTGAAGTTAATCCAACTATTTTAGTACTTGCATCTTCAAAACGTACAGAACAGTCCTACATGGAAACTTTTATTCAAGGTAAAAAACAACGTGAAAGTAAAACAACATTAGTCGTAGATGAACCACAGTGGGTTATCAGAGAAGATAAAGATAGTCCAAATAAATTCAAAGTAGCAGTTGGATCTAAATATCTTTCTTCTGAAGTATTACCTCTCGGTATTAGTGATGAGGAATTAGATGCTGTAAGAAGTCGTGGATATCAAATAATTGATGTTCCGATGGGATATTATGAAAATTTCATTGAAGATATTGATATTGCACTAACAGATATTGCTGGTATTTCAACTACTAGTTCAAACAGATATATATCTGGACCAAGAATTGCAGCCGTCGAAATAGAAACATATCAAAATGCTTTTACTAAAGAGATAATTGAAGTTGGTAATGCTCCTGATGATGCAAGTCAATATTCAGATTTTTTTGATTTATCTCGAATAAAACCCGAACTAAAAAGTAAACCTCTTTATGTACATTTAGACATGTCTTTAAGCGGGGATAAAAGTGGTATTGGTGGAGTATTTGTTAGAGGTAAGCGACAACCAAAACCAGATGAACCTGTATCTAAAGACTTACTATATGTTGTTGCATTCAATGTTTCAGTAAAAGCTCCAAGAGGTTATCAAGTATCTTTTGAAAAGAATAGACAATTCATAAGATGGTTAAGACAACAAGGATTTAATGTTAAGGGAGTATCAAGCGATACTTATCAATCCGCTGATTTACAACAAATATTAAAAGCAGAAAATTTCAATACTGAAATAATTTCTGTAGATAGAGTTGATACAGATAGAATTTGTAAACCATATCAATATTTTAGAAATACTATTTATGAACAGCGGATTGAAATATATAAAACTACACTTCTTAAAGAAGAATTGATTGGTTTGGAAAGAGACAATAATTCTGGAAAAATTGATCATAGTAGTAACGGCATAAATTCGAAGGACTCCGCTGATGCAATATGCGGTGCTGTATGGAATGCTGCACAACATGCAGAAGAATTAAGTATCGATTTTGTTGATGATATTGAAAATACAGTTACTGTGAGCATGAGTAATTCATCGGTAATGGATGCTGAACAAATAACTTTGGATTTTCAAGAGGAATTAAAAAATGTATTTAAAGGAATGCCTTTAAGTCAAATAAAACCTCAAGATCCTAAGATGTTAGATTTTGGATTTGGTCCTTCTATTCCTATGGAAAGTCAATTCATTTCGGAGGGAATTATGGTTTGGTAAATTGTATATTATAAATATAATTAAGCAAAAGGATGGATGAGATGGAAAATTTAGAAAATGAAAATCCAGTCATAATCCAAGATGATGACTTATATAATAAAAAAACAACCGCTGTTCCAGTGCCAGAAAGAAAAAAGGATATTGATCTAGAAAATAATTTTTATGAAAATATTATTGATGGCGCAATTAACAACATATTAGATTTAAACTCATTTAACAGCTTAACTAATACCGCTCAATCCAGAAATGAGTTATATAATGTATATGACAATATGTGTCAAGATGGAACAATTTCCGCAGTTATTGAAACTTATTCAGAAGATGCTACGGAACGAAATGATGATGGTTTAATAGTATGGGCTGAATCAGATAATGCAGAAGTCGCAAAAATGGTTGAATACTTACTAGATACTTTAAATGTAGATAAACATATATTTAAATGGGTATATAGTTTGTGTAAATATGGAGATATTTATCTAAGATTATATAGAGAATCAGAATATAATGATGAATTATTTACGGCATCTTTAAAAGGCGAAAAACAGCAACTAAATGAAGACGTAAAAATAAAAGCATATTCAGATAAGGATAAATATGTTCATTATATGGAAATGGTCACTAATCCGGCTGAAATGTTTGAAGTAACTAAGTTTGGTAAAACTGTAGGTTATGTTAAAGCACCAGTTGGAGATACCTTACAAAAGAAAGATATCTTATCTTTAAATCAATTCCAATATAAGTTCAAGAAGGAAGATGTAACTATCTATCCTGCAACTGAATTTGTTCATGCATCATTAGAAGATAATACATCAAGAACTGAAGAAATAATAAGTATTTTTATGGATCAAGATGCATATGATAAAGAAGAAAATGCTCATATTTATAAAGTACGTAGGGGACAATCAGTTCTAGCTGATGTATTTAAAGTTTGGAGAGAATTAAATCTTCTTGAAAATTCAGTCTTATTATATCGTGTTACTAAATCATCAAGAGTAAGATTAGTTAATGTTGAAGTTGGTGATATGCCAAAAGAAAATGTTGCTAAAACTCTTATGGGAATCAAAAGAATGATTGAGCAAAAAGCTGCAATCAAAGAAGGTTCCTCAATGACTGAATATAATAATGCAGGTCCTATTGAGAATACTGTGTATGTTCCTACTCATAATGGAATTGGTAATATTTCCACCTCTGAAATCGGTGGAGATGTAGATGTAAAAAGTCTTGCAGACTTAGATTACTATACAAATAAATTATACGGTCAACTAAGAGTCCCTAAGCAGTATTTTTCACAAACCGATGATAGTACTGGATTTAATGGTGGAACTTCATTATCAATCATTTCTAGTAGATATGCTAAAATGATTAAGAGAATACAAAATACTATTATACAAGCTTTAACCGATGCTATTAACTTAATGTTATTAGATAAAGGTTTAGAAAGTTATGTAAATGAATTCACTATTCATATGTTACCTCCAACTACTCAAGAAGAAATTGATCGTAGAGATTCATTAAGTAGTAAAGTTCAAATCATTAATGATATAATGAATATGCTTGGTGATGTAGATGACGTATCCGTTAGATTAAAGATTTTAAAGAATTTGCTTGCCAATGTTGTTACAGATCCTGAAGTAATTACTGAATTACAAGACTATATAGAGAAGCTTGAGAGCGAATTACCTACCCCTCCAGAAGAAAATGAAACTGAAGAAGGTTCAGATATTGGTGGAGGATTTGGCGGAAGTTCAGGAGGATTCGAAGGTGAATCCGGTGATTTAAATGCTGAATTACTTGGAGCTGAAGCATCTGAAACAGGAGATGCTTCAAGTGAGTCCGGAGAGGATGTACTTCCAAGTGGTGATGATTTAGGAATAGATTTGACTGATACTGATATTACTTAAACTTATTAGGCTATGCCTTGAAGGAGAAAGATAAATGATTACGAAAAATGATTGTATATTATTATTAACTGATATTAGTTCTAGAGATATAGATACGACAGTAGCTATGAGAAAGCTACTGTCGTCACCTGATGTAAATCTAGAAGTAATTAAATTTATAAATGATAATAGACCTCTCGAAGTCGCCCAATTTTATGAACAATTACGATATAACTATAATCATAAAAAATCAAAATTATATATCAATATTGTGAAAGAAATTGAAGATACTAATGAGGTTCTTACTACTCTCTCTTCTTTGTTAACTCAAATACTACTTTTTAGTAAGAAGTGTAACGATAGAGAAATGTTTTTAAAACATTCTAGAGCAGAAGAAATAGCAATGGTTCTAACAAGATATTTTAAATGCTTTGATCTTCAATTATGTATTCAAGTGTTAAGACTTATAAAATTAGATCTAAAAGCACTAGAAACCATAAAATAAATTATATTAATATATATAATTATTAATATATAATATACTTAACTTATTCAATAAGTTATATATAATATATGTTTTAAATTTTTAGAGTTCAACTATTTTTATAAAAATTTTTAAAAACATTGTATAAAATATTAGATAATCCTTATGAAAGGTGATAAGTAAATATTATGTTAGAAAATTATTCTCAAAATGATATTCTTAAATATAAAGAATTATCACCGGAAGAGAAAGAAAGCAGAGGCATATTAGGTAGACTATATGGACCTATTGCTAGTATAATTAAATCAACCAGAAATGGTAGAAAATATAAAGAAACTTTATGGGAAAAAGTATTTAAAAATAATATTACACAAGAAATGCTTGAAAACGGTGGCATCCCTGGTGAATTGGATCACCCAATTGATAGAGAGGAAACCGATTCTTCAAGAATTGCTATTATGATGCCTGAAGCTCCAACTAAAGATAAAGATGGCAACTTAATGGGTTATTTTGATATTATTGATACCCCTTGTGGTAGAATTGCACATGCTCTTGCTAAATATGGCTTCAAGCTTGGTATTTCTAGTAGAGGAACTGGAGATACTTATGTTGATGAGAATGGTGAAGAAACTGTAGATGAAGATACTTATTCCTTTAATGCATTTGATTTAGTTTTGCTTCCTGCAAATAAAGGTGCAAGACTGGCAATGACTGAATCATTAGATACTAATAAAGAGAATTTTAGAAAAGCTCTTAAAGAATCGTTAGAAAATTCCAATGAACAAGATCAAAAAATTATGACCTCAGTATTGGAATCTTTAAATATTGACTTGGAAAATTCCGAATCTGAAACTAAGGAAGAGGAAGCTGAAGTAAAAGAAAGTGTAGAAGCTGGCAATGCCGGAGATGAGCTAGTAAAGAACCTTCAGGAGTCATTGATAGAAAACAAAAAATTGCAGAGCCAGATCGTCGAACTTCAAGAAAAATTATCAGTTAGTTATACTAAGGAAATTAATCAGGAGAGAGACATTAACAAGTTAAGATTGGCTGTTAAGAAGTTATCTGAATCCGCAAATAAAGAAAATGCATTGACTTCTCAACTACAAACATTAAGAGGTCAATTGGAAGAAAAGGTAAGAGAAAATGGTCGTCAGCAAAAGATCATAGAACGATATAAGTTCAAATTAACTGAAGCTATTAATAGTGGTAAGAATATGGAAAGCACTATTACTACTAATGCTGCTCAAATCGAGGAGCTGAATGGTAAAGTTAAGAACTTAAATGAAAGCGTATCTCATACCAATGTTAGACACAGAAAAGAGCTTTCCGATAAAGATTCTGAAATTTCTAGTTTAAAAGAACAATTAGAAATTAAGAATTCACAATATTCTAAAAAGTTGAAAGCATGTAATGTAATGGTTGAAAGATATAAGAAAACTGCAAATGAAGCAGTAGCCAGATACATTAATATGAGAGCAACCACTTTAGGAATTAATGCAAATGAAATTAAGAATCGTTTAAGTGAAAATTATACCTTAGATGAAATTGATCAAGTTTGCGAATCATTAAGAAGCTATAAAAGAAATATGAGTAAGTTACCTTTTAGTTTAACTGAAAGTTTACCCGCTGATTCCAAAATAGCTATTAAAAATGATCCTGCTGCACATATAGCAGCAAATCCAGATGATGTAATAGATAATTCATTATTAAATTTAATTAATTAATGTACATAAAGTACAAAGAAAGGAAAAAGATTCTATGAATTTATTAGAGGCTTATAAGAATAGACTTGCTATTTCTGAGTCTATTCATCAGAAGAGTCATAATGGCGCTAAAATGAGCGCACAGAAGAAGTTAATGATTGCTTCTGTTTTAAATAACACTTCTCGTTTCTTAAATGAGGCTTTTAGTGAGTCTGCTGCAGTGCAGAAGAGTGCTATTGGTGATTGGAAGAAATTCTGCTTAAACGTTTCTACAACCGCAATGCCTACTTTAATCCTACCTGAGTTGATGTTAACTCAGCCTATGACTAGTATCACTGGTTACATCACTTACTTAAGATACACAATGGGCGTTGATAAAGGTGGCGTAACTCAGGGTCAGTTAGTTAATGCACATCACAGATTTGGTGTAATGGACGAGAACCGTGTTAACTACACCGCAGATAAAGTTGTTGAAACCGCTAGTGGTACTTCCTTTACTCCTGCTTGGACTCCTGTAGTTGCTGGTTCCGTTGAAGTTGAGACTGCTCCTGGAAAGTGGGAGAAAGCAGTCGCTGCTGAAGATGGTACTTACACTGTAACTGATGGTGCTCGTGTACGTTACTTATACGACAATATTGTTGTTCCTCAGGTTGGTAACGGTAAGGATGCTATTCCTACTTTAACCGCCAATATGACTCATATTCAATTACATGCTCGTGCACGTAGAATTGCTGTTTACTACAGCCAGATTGCTGCATTCCAGGCTAAGACCGATTACGGTTATGATCTTGGTGAGCAGTTAAGTGCTCAGGCTCAGGGTGAGTTAGCTTATGAGATTGACACTGAAGGTGTAATGTTACTAGAAAATGGCGCTGAATTTGATAAGAGCTTAACTTTCAATTCTTATGAAGTTGATTCTAAGGAAATTAACAAGAGCTATATCAGCCGTTCTCAGTACTATGAGCAGTTTAATGAGATCTTAGCAAGAGCTAAGAAAGTCATTTATCAGAGAACTCAGAAGTTTGCTCCTAACTACATGGTAGTTGGTGCTAACATCTTAACTATCCTACCTTACGTAAAGGGTTGGAGTGCTGCTCCTGCTTCTACTGTTAATGGTCCTTACTATGCAGGTACTGTTGATGGATTAAAGGTTTATGTAACTCCTTCAATGGATGAGAATAAGTTCTTCTTCGGTGTAAATGGTTCCGACTTACAGACTGCTGCTGCAGTTTATGCTCCTTACATGGCTATTGTTCCTACTCAGCTGTTAGGTTTCTCTGATGGTGGTATGAGCCAGGGCTTCAGCACCATGTATGACATGAAGTTACTGAACACTTACAATCGTACAGCTGATGGTAAGATTGAGGATATGCCTAGAACCGCTCCTATTGCTAACGATAGCAATGTTGAAATTGGTCAGTACTCTTACATGTTAGTTGCTGGTGAATTCGTCACCACTGCTGAACGAGCTGCTGAAATTGAAGCAATGGAGGCTATTAAGCCTTACCAGTTTGCTTAATAGGCAACTTAATTAAATAATATAAAGGGCACTTGAAATATAGTGCCCTTTATTTATTGTATATATTTATATGGTATAAATCTGTAAGAAAGGGGAATATCTATTAATGACTTTACAGGCGTATATCGATGAAATAAAGTTGAGTATGACTGGTGGTATTCTCGAACTAGAAATACCAGATGAAACAATACAGAAAATAGTTCAATCTGCAATGAGAGAAATGCAAAGATATATTTGTTCCACGAAAATAATGACTGTTCCTTATCAAAAAGTAATTGATTTAAAAGATAAGCACGTAAATGCAGTTGCAAGAGTATATAGAGCGGATGGAACAACTTCTTCTAGTGAAGGTCAAACGACCGATCCCGTTCAAGTTGGATTATGGCAACTAACTTCTAATATGGGAAATATGTATAATTTTACTGATTATACATATCGATATGCCGCATATAATACCTTACAGCAAATAGGTAATACCCTATCTACCGATTTATCATTTTATTATGATGATGCAGTAAGTAAATTATATATAAATACCAGAATGAATGAAGGTAGTCCAATTACGATTGAATATATTCCAAGATATGATAATGTGGAAGAAATTACTTCTGATTTCTGGATTGATGTATTGATGAGATTATCTAAAGCCTTAACTAAGATAACGTTAGGTAGAATTAGAGGTAGATATACTCAATCAAATGCTTTATGGACTTCAGATGCTGCTACAATGCTTCAAGAAGGACAAACTGAATTAAGTGAATTACGAAACTATTTACAGCAAAATACACAATTACTTTACGCTATTGATTAAAATACGTTAATAATTGTATTAAATATTAGTAAATAAAATTACAAGGAGAGAATAGATAATGCAAATGTTAGAAGCCTTTAGAGCATTAAATGCTCTGAATGAGGATACTTTCTCATTAGATTCTGATGGTATTGAGAAATTATCCAACTTCACACAGAATGATGATCTAGAAGACGACGTTCAAATTATTGATCCTGAAGCTGAGACGGAAGAAGAATTACAAGATAATTATATTGGTAAAGTTATTTTAGACTGCTGTGTATGTCACTCTAAATTATATAAAGATCCCGCAGAAGTAGAGCTAGACGAGACTGGTGAACTGGCAAATGTAGGTGAGGAATGTCCTTACTGCTTTACTCCCGATGGTTTCAAAGTAATTGGAGAAGTGGTTCCTTTTGCATCAAAAGATAAAGAAGATGAGTCAGAGGAACCTACCGATGATTCTGAGGAAGTAGTCGATACAGAAGAGGAAGAGTTAAACGATGAAAATCTTGAAGAAGGATTAATCGGTGATATTAATGTACCTATTAATTTGGATGCTTCCGGTTCTTCTGTTGGATTTTTAGGAGGTACTGCAAGTACTGCTAATGAAGATCTAGAGGAAAATATCTCTAATGGTAATGCAGAGGGTGGATTTTTAGACACCGCTAAAAGACCAGGTGGCAGTACAAATGGTAGTGGCACAAATCATAAAGCACTTGATGGTAAGAAAACAAAAACCGTTAAGGCAAAAGATTTAAAGCCCGGTATGATTACTGATACTGGAAAGGTTTTGAAAGTTACAAATGTGGGCTGGGTAAATGGTGAACCTTCCATTGAAGTTAGTTATGGTGGTATTGGCAATAGAGGTTCCAATGCTTCTGATACAGTTTCAGCTGATAGGGAATATCAAGTACTTAATGAATCTTTAAGTGAAGCTATTGAAGACTTATCTATGACTGCTAATGATACTCATATTGAAGTATCCGAAGAGGAGAATGGAAAAGTTACTGTATCTATGGAACCTGCTGGTAATGACGAGGGTGGAGAAATGGTAGCTCCAGTATCTACAGAAATGGAAGCTGAAATAATGTCAGATGAATCTGCACTTGACGCCGAATTAGAAGATTCTGACGTTGAATCCCCCGAAGAAGGTACATCAATAGATGCAGATTTTGATGAATTTGATGAGGAGACTATGGACGGCTTAGGTGAATCTTACTTTAAGAAAGTCTATGAAAATGTTGAATCATTTAAAACCACTGCAGTTAAAACTTCAGGTAATTCAATGATTATTGAAGGATTATTAAAGTTTGATTCCGGAAATGAAAAGAGTACTTCTTTTGTTTTTGAATCCTTAGATGCTACAAAACACGGAAAATTCCGTTTTGTGGGAGATAATAAAGAGCTTACTGAAGGTAAGAAAGCATTCATGTTAACCGGTACTATTAAGGAAAATAAGTTAATGTTAGAGTCTTTAAATTATAATTATAAACATACTGATGAGGAAGGTAATACTTCTAGAGTATACGGAACTGAAAGAATTGCAAAAGGAGAGTAATTATGAACTTAAAGATGATGAATGAATCTTTTAAAAGAAAGTATTCAGTTACTCTCACAGAATCAATTGATGAATCAGATAAAGAGCAATTAAGAAAAGCTCTTGTTATGAGATCAATGAATGTAATTTCTGGTGGTGGAAATATCAAAGCATTAGAAGTTGCATTACAAGATGTTATCGAAAATTTCTATCCTGATCATTGTTGGTGGGAAGTCACCGATTGTCAGATCTTTAATGAATTACTTGCAGGTACAAAGCCTAGAGAAGTTTGTGATATGATTGTCGATCAATTAAAACCTGAATTTACAGGAATTCAAGAATCTTTAGAGGAAACTTCTGATGAAGATGAATTGGAAGAAGGTTTTATTAATTATATCAAAGAAACTTTAGAAAATCATCTATCAAGATTAAACGAATCAGAAATGTCTGATGAAGACAAGCATGATAGTGAGCTTATTAGAAGCATGATTGCAAAACTAGAAAAGCGCTCAAATGCTAGATTCACTCCTGAAGAGCAAGCTGTATTGGATAAGTATGGCATTACGCGTGACAATTGGGCTAAAAGATTAGGAGTAGGAGATAGAGAATTAAATCCTTCCTATGATGGTAACCAAAGAAAAGTTTATAGTGGACATCAGGACTGGAAAGGTCATTATGTTAGAAATGGTGACCCTTCGAAAATAAATTATGCAGACAGAGCTCGTAAATTGAAGAACAGACAATTTTCAGGAGATACTCAAGTATCTGGTCGATATAATGCTAATGGTGCAATAAATGCTCATACTCAACAAGGTGGAAATACTTTACAAGATGTTGAAAGAGCAGCAGCAGAAGATAGAGACAAGAAACCAGTAGATGATATGAAACGTCATTTATGGGATAGAAAGTATCATCAGGATCAAATTGATGGTGCTCAGGCTGAATATGATAAGTCAGTTGGCGATGCTAGAAAGAAATATGATGATTCTGTAAAGTGGGCAACTGATACTTATCGTAGACATACTGTTGATGCTGAGCAAAGTAGAAAAAGAGCTCAGGATAAGATTGATCAAATGTTAAGAAGAAAGTAATAAATATTGAGGAGATAACATATGATGGAAGAACAAATGAAATATGGAATGCTCCTCAATAAGGACATAAAACTTCATAGACAATATTTTAATGAAATGTGTAGATTACTTGGAATTCAGGTAATCTATCGATCATTAAAACCTGGTATGAAATGGACTAATTATGGAGAGGTGGATGCTAACTATAATCCACCTATCCTTTTAGGTTGTATATTTAATGAGCATCCGGACCAAAAAACTTTAAAGAAAATGGGATGGGTAAGTGAATTACAAGAGAATGCTTCTATCATTCATTTACCTTATGATACTCCAGGACTTGAAGTAGGATGTTTATTGATAGTTCCAAGTGGACTAGATAATAGTAAAGGAAGATTATTTAGATGTTCTAAATTAAGTAATATAATGGTTTATCCTGCATCAATTGCATGTGAGATAGTTCCAGAATATGAAAATACATTTAGTAAGTCTTTAAAATCTCATAAAAATAATTCTTTCAATCTATTGAATGGAGAGGAGGAAGAGGAATGAGATTTAGATTATTAGAAACTAAGAATATAGATTTAATTGCCAGAGTTGATAAACTTACTGATGAAGCTATCCCACTTAAAGACAAACAAGATTTAGCAATAGAACTTATGACTAAATTAAATATTCGTAATTGTCCAATAACATATCTTGTTCAAGATGTTAATGATAATAAACATCCAGTTTTTGAGTTAGTTCAGCAGTTGTTTTACAACCATAGTAATAATCCATCAGTTTGTGAAGTTTTTAAAAAATTAAAGATAAAGGAAATTCCTCAAAAATATTTTGATAATATAATCTCAGTCATTTCTTCTCTGCATAAGGTAGGAAGCAAAAGTATAAATAAACTTGAAAATATTTTAACTAGTAGATCTTTTTATGTGAGATCGGATGCTGAATTTAAGTATACTTTTAAAGTAATTTCTACTTTAATGAACCCCTCAGATTTCTCAAAATATTTTAAAGACCCATCTGTTGTCAAATTAGAAGACTTAATGGATGGTAATGAGTTGAAACCTGCTGGAATTTCTCCAAAAGATCCAACGAATAATAGTATATTTGGGGTTGTTAATTCTTGGACCAATGGGCAAAGCGGGGCAAGTGAAAAAGGTGCAGAAAATGATTCTAAAACCACAAATGATTCTAAAAAAGCACTTGATTCTACCTTCATCTCATTCGAAGAAGTTGATAGAAAAATTCCTGAGCCACAAATAGGTGATCGTATACATATTGACGCAGATTTTATATATGACAATGATCATGAAAATAGAGAGGCTTTTGGTTGGAGGCCCGTTATTTTTTATAGATGAATATAATAATCAATAAAAATAAAGATATAACCGATACATTCTTAAGATGGTTATTGAAAGAGCTTAAAAATGAAATAGTAGCAACTATAGATATAGACAAGTTGGAATCATTAACTAATCATACTGAAGAAATCTTTGGTGTTAGAATTGATCTTAATGAAGCAATATTAGTTATTTTAAAAAATATTAAGATTCAAAAATTGGAAAATTATTATGTTTTGAATATTGCTAATAATGTTAAATTCAATGGTGTACCTATTAGTAATTTGTATAATTATATTAACTTTGGAACTCTTCAAGTACGCGGGTATCCATTTATTTCGAATATTTTATCCAACTTAAATATTAATAAATATTTATTAAAATATAGGTTAGTAGGAGTATAGAATGTCAGTTGAATTATATGATATTGCTTTTGTTGAAAAACTAAAAAAGTGGACAAAGGAAACTGACGTTACCATCCTTACTCCAAATGAAACTAGAAATACTTTTTCAATAATTGCAGATAAGAAAAATGATAGCCCTATTGAATTGCCTTTAATCACATTGAGGCGTTCAGGAGGTTTTAAAGTTCAGCATACCGGCGCTAGACCTCTAATGAAATCTGGAGCTAGATTATTTTCAAATTCAGAAACTACGAAGAACTTAAAGGCTATTCCAATCAGCATACCATATCAAATAGATATTTATACTAGATATCAAGATGAAGCGGATGAGTATGCAAGGAATATTGTATATAATATTATAAATTATCCAAGATTGGATATTAAAATACCGTACTACGAAGAGAATATCATTCACTACTCCAATATCCATATGATGGGAGATGTTGAAGATACCTCTGACATACCGGAGCGGTTAATAAGTGGGCAATTTACTAGATTAAGTATTCAATTAATAGTAGATGATGCTTACCTATTTGATATAAAATACCGTACTACGAAGAGAATATGCCCTGAATGCATAACAGTTAATATTGAAGAAGATTAGGAATTATTAGATTAAGATGAAATTCTAAAAAGGAGAAATTCACAATGCCTTATATTGATATTAGAGAGATAGATGAAACTACTCCTGGATCAGTAATGGAAAGTACAGATGTTGTATTTATTCCAGGTTTCGTAGATATTAATCAGCCAAGCTTAAATGATGTAACTGGATATATTGGCATAGAGCAAAATCGTCCTTATTTATTCACTAATTTGAATGAATTTATTACTTTATGTGGTGATAGCGCTCCATTATTTAATGCTGATCAAAAATATCCTACCGACTTTGCAGCTGCAGCTAAGGGTACTGCAACTAATGATATTTTCATTAAGGAAGGTTCCGCAGATCCTTCTTATATTATGGCTAAAGAATTATTAGCAGCTGGATTACCTGTTCTATATCAAAGAGTAAATGGCGATGAAAAAGATAGTGTAAATTATAAGTATTCTGCTGTTTCAAAAGATATTTCTGATGCTCTTGTTGGCAAAGCAGCTGACGCTTCTTCTTCTTATTTCTATAAAGAGAGTGAAGATTATCTCGCATACAGTGATGTAGTTAATTATCCGGAGTTAGACAGCTTTAAAGATCCTATTACTAAGGAAATAATGGTTGCTAAAATCGAAGAGATTGAAGCTGCAAATGCTAAGACTTATTATGAAAGCATTGAAACTGTCTATCATGTAGTAAATGGCAAAATTGAACCTGAAACTGAAGATAATGCAGATTATGCATTATTTAAAGATACCTTCTTAGTAAAAGAAGGTGATGGCTCTTTTGTAAAGTTTGCTGATAAATATGATGATGAGGATATGCCTGAAGAGCTACCTGAAGGCATCTATGCATTAGCAATAATGATCACTGCTCAGCCTGATGATTGGAGAAGTAATTACACTTCCTACTTCAAGAAAAGCGCAGAAACAGTAGAAAGTAGAACAAGAGATACTTATAGAGCTATTGAAGAATTATCTGGTTCTGCATATAAGACATATGAAGCTGGAAATATCTATTCTAGATCTAAAGAAGTTTCTTCCGCATGTTCAGTGGATAAGATGTACGAAGCTTTAGATAATATTTTTACCATTGCTGAAAAATTAGAAGATCAAAATGTTTCAGGCTTGATGGATAAAGGTAATTTCAGTGTTAAGTACTTAACTTCCGGTGGATATCCTGTATTTGAATATACTGGATTAACTAATAAGATGCTAACTTTAGCAGAAACTAGAGGCGACTGCGTAGCACTAATTGACCATACTGATTACATTGGAAGAGAACTTAACCCTTATAGAGATGCAAGTTTATATCAAGCAGTGAAGGCTGAAAAAGGAACTTCCCTTGAAAAAGGTGAATTTGGAGCTATGTTTACTCCTTGGGCAACATATAGTAGAATAACATCCGATGAAAATACAGATGTAACTACTTTTAGAGCTCCTGGTTCTTTTGCATATTTAATGGCATTAGCAGATTCCATCAAGACTAATGCAAACTGGTTAGCAGTTGCTGGTGCTGCACGTGGTGGGGTCAAGAATTTGTATGAAATGACTACAGTCATTCCTAATGGTGTAGCCGATGCAATGCAGCCTAGAAATGATATTGCAGTAAATGCTATTACTGATATCAAACCTTATGGTTATACTATTTGGGGTAATAGGACATTAAAAGACAATTCTAAGCAAGGTAATTTAGTAGCAACTAGTTTCTTAAATATTCGTAACTTAGTTAGTGATGTTAAGAAAACTTGTTATAGAACTGCAAGAAAGTTAACCTTTGAGCAAGATACTGATATTCTTTGGATTAACTTTAAAGCAGAAATTAGTAAGTTATTAAATCAGATGAAGTCTGGTTATGGTATTAGTGGTTACAAGATTATTAGAGATACTACTCATGCACGAGCAAAGGATAAAGCAACTCTTTGTGCTAAAGTAATCTTATATCCTACCTATGCAGTAGAGGACTTCTACATCACCATCGTACTGAAAGACGATGAAGTAACTGTTGAATAAGGAGGAAAACAAGAATGGCAGAACAAATTGGTACTTATCATTTAGCAGATAATCCTTCATTGTTTGAAGTGCAGAGAAATAATAACTTTGAATTCGTAGTAACTGACTTAGATGGAATTCAAAGAGCTGGATCAATTGGAACTGAATCCAATGCTTTTATTGGAAATGCTCAGGAAATGTTAAGATTATCTGTAACTAAGTCCTCAATTCCTCACTTCTCACAAGATGTAGTTTCAATTAAAAGAGGTAACAGCACATTAAAATATGCTGGAGTTCCTACTTTTGATGAAGGAAGTGTTGAATTTAACGACTTTGTTGGAGCAGATACTAAAGCAATTCTTATGGCTTGGCAGAATCTTTCCTATAATGTTGATACTGAGAAGGTAGGTTCTGTAAGTAATCCTAATACTCAGTATAAGAAGGATTGTTACTTAATTGAGTATACACCTGATTACAGAAAGATCCGTACTTGGATCTTATATGGTTGTTGGATTTCTAAGCTATCTGAAGGTGAGTATAGTGCAGAAGATGGTGGAAAGCATTCCATCACTGCAACTATCCAATATGATCGTGCAAAGATTGACTTAACTGATTCAATTTAACAACAGGTTAATATTGTATAAATAAGTGGAGGATATCCTCCACTTATTTTTATTCTTATAGGAGGTAAGTTTTAATAATGCAGTTTTTAACTGAGGACAAGAGACAATCATTGATAAATAAATCTAAGACCTCTGAAAAGGGTAAAAAGAGATTTGATAGAAGAAATAAGTCAAAGGTTGCAAATACGGTAAAGTCATTCAATTCTATTGATATGAATAAGTTATTCAAAGAAGACATACTGACTGTTAACATTCCAGTTAATGGCGAAACAGATGATTATATTGTTAGAATAACTTTTGGTGGATTTTTAGAAATATTAAGAAGTCATATTTCCACTGATAGGGAACTGAACTTCAGGGATGTTGCGAGAGCTGCAATTACTGGATTTAATAGGGATGACGTATTTATTCATTGTTCCTGCCCTGATTTCAAGTACAGGTTTAATTATTACGCTACTAGAAACAGTATAAACAGTGGAACCCCTGAAACTAGACCCTCTAAAATCACCAATCCAGATGATAGTTTAGGAAGTGCTTGTAAGCACGTATTATTAGTATTAAACAATACTAGCTGGATAATCAGAGTAGCAAGAGTAATTGTGAATTACATAAAATATATGAAGATGCATTATCAAAAATTATATGCAGATATCATACATCCAGCAGTATATGGAGCTAAATATGAAGAACCTGTCCAATTATCAATTGATGATATGGATAATGATGATATGCTCGCTTCCGAGGAAGATAATGACAAGTTAGATACAGCAAATGATTATAATCGTGAAAGAACAAAATTCCAAAAAGGAAATGATCAAGGAGTAAGATTTGCTGCCAAGGATGTCCCGGAAGAAGATGAAGATCAATTAAGTATGGATGAAGAGAATCCAGATGATCAATTATAATTTATATTAAGATATGAATAGATAACATAAAGAATAGGAGAATAACATGAATTATTCAATTGCTGAAGAATATACTTTACCAAGTCTTGGAAAGGTATATACACAAAAAATCAATCCTGTAGTAAAACTTAGAAGTATGACTACTGAGGAAGAGATGAGACGTTTGGCTCCCAACGAGCGTCAGTATAAGAATTTATGTGACATTATCGATGCTTGCATTGTAGAACCTATTGGAATTTCTGCATATGATATGTGCATAGCAGATTATCAATTCCTTCTACATAAGTTAAGAATCGTTACTTATGGTTCTGAATATAAATTAAATTCAACTTGTCCATATTGTGGAACAGTTAATGAAAATACAATTCAATTAGATGAATTAAAAACCGTAGAATGTTCTCTCGAGGACATTTCTAAATATATGGAAATTGACCTACCAAAAACTGGAAAACACGTAAGAATAACTTTACAAACTCCAAGAATGATCGATGAAGTAACTTTACGTAATAAAGAGTTAAAGAAAAAATCAAAGGGCGCTGCAGCTGATTCCACTTTAATTTATACTCTAACTTCCCTGATCAGCACCATAGATGGAGACTATATGGATCCTGTAAAGAAAGAAGATTTTGTTAGAAGTTTACCTATGATGGACACTAACTACATCATGAAACATGCACAAAAGTTAGTAGAAAGTTTTGGTATAGATCCAAGAATTACTGAGATCTGTGGCCTTTGTGGGTTAGATTATAACGGCTCCTTTCGCTTCACAAGTGAATTTTTTGGACCCAGTATTGACATCTAATGGTAAACCTTACGGACCACATAGATATAAAGAAATTGTTGAAGAATGTTACGCTATAACTAAACGTATTAATACTTCTTATAATGAGCTGAAGGAAATAACCCCTTTAGAGAGAATTTATTTACTTCAATTCATTCGCAGAGATCTTGAAAGAGAAAATGAAATAAGAGAAGAGCAACAAGCAAAAATAAACGGTAAGTGAGGTGAGTAGGTTGCCTGGGTTAAATGATGATTTACTTAATGAAAATAATGACCAAATTAATGATGCTCAAAAGTTTGCAGAAGAATCGCTCTTACACTACCGTGAGTTAGCAAAAGGTAAACTATTAACTGAAGAACAATTGCTCAATATGTTAAAGAAACTCCACTTAGATCATAAGGGAGAAATAGCTAAAATAAATGATGATTTCAATAAAACCTTAGAAAAAATAGGTAAGCGTACTGGCATACAGATGAGCAAGGATGAAATTGAAAGATATCATGCAGTTGTTGAGCGCAAGTTGCAGGATGCTGAATATGAATTGAAAGTAGAAGCACAATTAAAAGCTGAACAGCTCAAAAAAGAAGGCGCTACTCAAGATGAAATTAATGCTGCACAATTAGAATTTGAATTAAAATTACAAGAGATAAGACAACAAAATGTAGATAATATAATAGAAAAATATGAGAAATTAAAATTAGCAAGTGATACTAAATTTAATGCTCAAAAAACTAATTTAAAATCTGCTGGTGGAGCATTTCAAGATATTAAACAAACTGCAGGTAAAGTTTTTGGAAAACAATCCAAAGAAGATGAAGGCATTGGTACTCGAATGGGCAATGCCGCAAAGGCTTTACTTGGTGCTGCAGGATTGTTATCTAAGTCTGGTACATTTCTTAGTAAAGCAACAGAGATGTATCAAAATCAAGCTAAAGCTAAAGAAGAAGAACTAAAACAATTAGATGATGAATATAACAAGAGGATAGAACAAGGGGCCGATCCAAACTCACCTGAGATGTTGGCTCTTAAAGAACAAAGAAGAGCTGCAAAAGATGCTGCTATAAGCGCAAAGAATCAAGCTGCAGCGTTGAATGGAGTCACTAAAGCACTTGATTCTCTTAAAGGTGATTACAAGAAAGCATTTGGCGAAGCCAGTACCATATTAAATGATTATATGGGATCCATTGACGCCAGAATGCAAGGATCTGATAAAAATTTCAAAGATATGTCAGATATGATAAGTAGTAATTTATCTGTAAGTCCTTTTGTTAAGACCACTAAAGTTCTAGAAAAATTAAAAGAAGCTACCGAAAAGGGTATCAGTTATAACGTTGAACAAAGAGCATTTTTAGCAGGACTAACCGATAGAATTGCTACTACATTTGATGCATTTGATTCTAATTTACTAAGAATAATTAGATTACAACAAGCTGATAGCACTGCTTCTCGTCTTGGAATGGAAGCATCTTTAACCAAATTATTCAATAACATGTTCCAAGATACTAGTTATTTAAGTGATGTGGCAGATAGTATTTCTGGTGCAATTGTTGACGCTCAATCCCAATTAGATTATAAAGCTTCAGCAGAATTTGAATATGTGATTCAAAAATGGTTAGGAGCTTTAAGCTCATTAGGTATGAGTAGCGACAGTCTAACTCAGATTGCTACCGGATTAAATTACATTGCAACCGGTGATGTTACTAGTTTAGCAAGTAATAGTTCACTTCAGACAATGTTTGCAATGGCAGCAAGTAATGCTAACTTAGAATATTCTGAATTATTATTGAATGGTCTTGATGCAACTACTACTAATAAATTGTTAGAAAGTATGGTTGTTTATTTAAAAGATATTGCTGATAATAGCGATAATCAAGTTGTAAAAGCAGCTTATGGTGATATCTTTAATATGTCTCATTCTGACATGAGAGCATTAAGTAACCTAACTACAGCTGAAATATCATCTTTAGCTGGAAATAACATGAGTTACGATCAGATGCAGAAAGAGGTAAATAATCAATTTAATCAATTAGCATCAAGAACTAGTCTTGCTACTATGATGACAAATGTATATGACAATGTCATGTATAGTATGGCAAGCGATATGGTTAATAATCCAGTTACTTTTGCAATGACTAAAATGTTAGACTGGATGAAAGAGACTGAAACAGATATTGCTATTCCCTTCATCAATGCAATGGGATTTGGTCTTGATTTGAATGCCACCGTTGGCGACTTGATGCAAATGGGATTAGGAATAACTCAAGCATTTAGTTTAACTACTAACATATTACAAGGTTTAAGTTCCGGTGGAGGATTAAATCTGAACGCTTGGGGAGCAACTGAAACTACTCAAAGAGGTGCAGGTTTAAATCTTGGAACGCTGGGAACCTTAGGTGGAACCTCTGGTAGTATTGGAACCTTTGCAGTAAGTAGCAATTCAAGTGATGCGAAAACATCTTCAATAAGTAGCGCAACGGATGATTCCGAAGAAACAAAGAAGATAACTAATAAGAATTCCAAACCTCCTGAGAAAACAATTGAAGATTTGTATAAAGCAATTGTAGGTGAGTCTGCAGAATCTTTTGTGTTATCAAAAGATATGACATTAAGAAAAGTATTTAATCCAACTTATGAAGCATTGCAAGTAAGGATGAATGGATTGGATATTCTAGATGGAACCCTTCCAGTATTTGATGCTGCTTTGAAAATGGAAGTAACCTCACAATTAGAATCTATAAAAACTTTAATGGCTACTCATAATACTATTGGAGTTCAGCAAGTGAAAATTGTTGATGGTACAGTTATTAAAGTTGAAAAAGAAACGATTGCTGCAGCTATAAAAGAAGTTCTATTTGCAGATGAAGACAAGAATTTTAATGATTTAATTGATAAAGTAGAAGGTGGAACATTAAAGATTGATTCCGTAAATCAGTCAGTAATGGTCAAGAATGCTACTGGAGATAAACTACAAGTAAGTAATCTGGTTTGGTAAGGAGTGATAGAAGTGCAAGAATTTTTTAAAACTACAATAATTTCAAAATTCATAAAATATCTTCTAATGGTTACTCCATTACCTAATCTATCTTATTTACAGGACTATGATGTAATGGTAGAAGGTAACTTCTACCTATATCATGGATATATTTATAAATGTACAAAAACTGGTATATTCAATGGCAGTGGAATAATTTATAAGAATTTTTTATATTGTTCTGAAACAGTATATTGCAGTGATAATTTAAGGGTAACCGATGGGGTTATTGACTATGGTGGTAAAAGACTTGCAGAATATGAAGTAATAGATACTTATAGGGAAGGTCAAGATATAATTGGATTTACTGAAATTTTTGATTCAACCCGTGGAGCATATGATACAGAAACACATATAAAACTCGGTAATTATCTAAGATTATTAAGATCCATGTATGGACTTGATCTAATGTCTTTATATAATTGTTATTGTAACTATTATGTGGATAACGTAGATATTAGTCAAGGCAGATTACAAGAAGATAATAATCCCTATTATAAAGTAACTTTAATTCCCGTCAAGTTTAATAAGGAATATACTATAGCGCTAAATACTTCTGCCACAATCTTCATGAAACCTGTAATTTATGATGGTAGATTGATTAAAAATACAGATGGTAAATCCTTTGCTTATGATAATCAATATACTCAAATAACTAAGGTGGCATCCATAAATTCTGCACACCCTATTAAATTACTTGTTTCAAATACAGATCCTTATGCACAATCTTTAGAGAAACATTTGTACTTAGCTATACAGTTACCTAAACAGAATAATACTTCAATAACAGTATTAGAAGGTGCATTTAATAATTACATAAATAACATAGATTATGATGTTAAATTATTTACTCATACTATAGAGGCAGATATAAATAAAACATTCACTAGTAAGAGTTCTTTATTATCAAATGATAAAACATCTATGTTTGGAGTAAAGAAAAGTATACCGTTTTCTGATAGGTTAGTTGAATATTTAGTAGGACACACTATTGATGTTAGGGAAGAATTATCTGAAAATGTGATACGGGTAACGAGTGCTTTTGGATATAAAGATGGATACGAAGGTAGTTGGGAAGTTTCACTGCGAGCAAAATTATATGATGCATATATCAAATTAAGAGATAAGAAGCCTGATCTTAATTATGAAGATATACTAGGTTATGTTGATAAAGATATTGAAGATGCACTGAATAGGGGGTATATAAAATATGGCGGTAAATCATGAATTTAATATGATTGATAATTATATTTATTTATATCATGTTGACCAGTTTATTGTGTTACCTACCTTCCCGGATAGCTTACAAGATAGAATTTCTGTTAATTTCAATAAGGCTACCCCAATGTCAAGATCTGCTCCAATATATTCTTATAGTGATTCTGGTCCAAGAAGCATTCAAGTACAGTTAGATTTACATAGAGATATGATGACACAGATAAATTATGGTGTAAGTAATGCTACCGTTCAAATTGGTGATGATTATGTAGATACATTAATTAAACAGATACAAGCTGCAGCATTACCTTCTTATGGAGCATCAAGTAAGATGGTTGATCCACCTATTGTTGCTGTAAGATTTGGAAACGATGTATTTATAAAAGGTGTAGTAGTGGATGGTGTATCCGTTACCTATGCTCTTCCTATAATTGCCGGTAATAAATATGCACATGTATCTGTAGCATTCACTGTAGAGGAAATAGATCCATATGATGCAAAAACTGTAATGAGTGCAGGAAGTTTTAGAGGCTTAGATACAACGCTTGAGCGTAATGCTTGGAAGGTTGTGTAATAATGGAAACGTTAATAAATAAAAAATATAAAAGTTATGATAGAGTGTCTAGATATCAAGTTTTTCCTACTTATTTTCACAGAATAGATAATAAACATATTTATGGATTAACTTCTCATCTTATTACTGAAGGAACTAATTATGTATCACATAAAGTGAAGCAAGGTGACACTTTAGATACTTTAGCACTTTACTATTATAATAATCCTACTTATTTTTGGGTAATAGCAGATTTTAATAGAATTAGGGATCCTTATGAGGATTTAGAAATTGGAAGAATTCTTAAAGTTCCAACTTTCAGTAATATTGCATTTGATGTGTAAAGGGATTTGGCTATGAAGAAAGCAAATTTAATATCAATTCCAACTTTAGTTGAATCCCCATTTATAATTGCTACCATTGGTGGATTTACTTTTGGATCATTTAATAAAGGTAATTATGCTGCTAATGGTGCTCATATGAATGTAGATTTTCCAAATTATATGAAATCTTTAAATATAGTTAAAGTTAATGGAACAGTTAATACTTATACATTAAACTTTAGTTATCAAGTTGCTTATGGAGAAGATCCGAATAAATTGGATAAAATATTCAGCAAAGCAGCTAAGGATAGAAGAATTACTTTAAGTTATGGGGATTGGAATTCACCTTCATACATATATAAAGAGGAAACCGGTATTATAACTAACGTAACTTCATCTTTAAATATGGCTAATTCATCAATTGATTACACAGTTAGTTGTACAAGCGATGCTATTGGATTAAATAGTTCCCAATTTACTTTTCCTGCAAAAACCGCTAAACCCAGTGATGTATTGAAAGACATGTTAACTAATGTTAGATATGGCTTAAAAGAAGTATTTTCTGGAATGCAGGATATTTCAAAGGTATTATCTAGCGATCTAATTGCAAGTAATGATAAGAAAGTAAAGTTAAGTACCCAAAGAGGAGTTACCCCTTTAGAATATATGGGATACCTTGTTAATTCGATGGTGGATGCAAATGAAAATGGAAATAATGAATTAAATAATTCAAAGTATTTCTTGTCAATTCATGATGATACTACAAATGATTACGGAGGTACTTACTTTAAGGTAAGTGAAGTGGGACAATCATCAGAAAATAGTCCTTCTGCGGATACTTATGAATTAGACGTTAACTTTCCAGGGGATAATTTCATTACTCAATTCCAAGTTAACAATGATCAATCTTGGGCAATATTATATGAATATTCTCAAGAGGTTGCTCAGCAGAACTATAGTTATAAGGTAAATAATGAAGGTAAAGTTATTACTACATATGCTCCTACTTTAATTAGAAGTAGGGACGGTGGTATATCTGAATCCGAACGTAACTGGTGGTCATTGATGACTGCTTTCCCTATAACTGCAACTTTAACTTTAAAAGGATTAACAAGACCCAGTTTATTGATGTCCTATGTGAAATTAAACGTATGGTTCCACGGAGGACAAAAACATATCTCAAGTGGGCTATATGTTATAACAAAACAACAAGACACAATAGATTCAAGTGGATATAAAACTACTTTAACTTTATTAAGAGTAGGTGAAGATAGTTAATGGTCACAAGAGCAAGAATAATAAAAGTCATTTCTGAAAAAGAGGTACAAATTGAAGTACCTATGTTTGGATTAATTGAAGAAGGAGAAGGGGAGGAGCAGGTAAACGAGTTACCTAATGCAAGAATTTGTACCACTCCAGGATGCTCTCCAAATTACAAGAAAGATGATATAGTACTAATTTGTATTGAGGATAATGATTTAAGCAATCCCATGATAATGGGCAGATTAATTCCAGACGATAAAACTATAGGTACATCAAATGCAGAATTTGATACACTTCAAGTTAATAAGGATACGATATTATCAAAAAATACTACAATTGGAGAAGTTAAGCCAGAGCATATCGAACAATTAGTGGGTGTGACTCATAATATACAACTACAGTTTGATACTAATACTAATCAAAAGATAGAAGCAATGAATTGGATGGCTGAACAATTCAATAATATTATATTTTAATTGGAGAAATGACTATGATTTCAATTGAATTTCCAAAGATGTTTAATAGTGCAAGTACAAGGTTAGTGGAAGGATCTTCAGCTACACTTCAAAATATAAAATTACTATTTGAATCATGTAGAGGGTCACTTATTGGTGACCCTTATTTTGGTACAAAGATAAAAAGATACATATACGAGCAGAATAATATTATTTTAAGAGACATTATAATAGATGATCTGCTTGTAGCATTACAGACTTTTATCCCACAAATTCATGTAACAAGAAATGACATTACTTTGATTTCAAATAGATCTACAATATACGCAACCGTAAATTGTATAAATAAATTAGATAATACGGTAAATACATTTGAAATAAAACTTACCACAGATTAATTGGAGGATAAGTAATGAGTGAGATAAAGCATCCTTTATCTGCAAATAGTTATACTAACAAGGACTTCCAGACAATCTATGTTGAATTGTTAGAAGCAGCTAAAACATTAGCAAAAAATTGGGATCCAACTATTTCAAACGAATCAGATCCTGGAGTGGTCCTATTAAAATTAAATGCTATTATTGCAGACAAAAATAATTACAATATTGACAAAAATGTATTAGAGAACTATCCAGAGACTTATACTCAAGACATTTCTGCTAGAAGTCAATATAAACAATTAGGTTATAAAATGCCTTGGTATAAGGCTGCAACCACTGATGTGACTTTCCGTTGGGTAGGAACTGATGAGGATGCACTAGTAGATGGTGATTCTGTAACTATTCCTAAGTATACTATGGTTATGGATAAGGAAGGGCAATTCGTATTTACTATTTTACAAAATGCTACTCTTGGTAAGATTCCAAATATTGCAGCAAATACTACTTCTGTTCCTGCAATTCAAGGTACAATTAATACGTTGAAACTAGCTGGAAGTACCACTATTACTTTAGCTAATTTAGATAGTAAGAATAGATTATATATCAATGATCACTTCATTGCAGAAAATGGAATTTTCATAACTTCAGAAGCAGATCCTAATGGTGTATTATGGGCTCAAGTTGATAATGTAGAGCTACAACCTTTTGGAACTCCTTGTTATGAATTTGATATTGATCCTAAAAGAAATTGTCCTTATGTTCAATTTCCTGAGGATATAAGAAGTTTGATTGGAAGCGGTTTAATAGTTAAGTATATAGTAACTAGTGGATATTCAGGTAATATTTCAGCTAAGGTTCTGGATACTTTCTATGATCAGTCCCAAGTGGATATTATTCATAATACAGGTGAAAAGAAGTCTGTTCAATTATCCGATTCTTTAATTAGAATAACCAATTCTAGTGAAACTATTGATGGTCAAGATCCTGAGGGAATTGAAAGTGCTTATAAGAGTTTCAGACGTAAAGTGTGTACCTTTGACACCCTGGTTACTTTAAGAGATTATATCAATGCTATATATGATTTCGGTAAGAAAGAAAATGCATTATCAAATATTATCGTAACAGATAGAACTAATGACATCCAAAGTGTATACAGAATCATCGATAAAGATGATGGACTAATGGGATATGTTGACTATATTGTTGGTTCGGATACAGATATAAATCACAATGCTATAGTTCCTTTAAAAGATGCAAATCATATTAAGTTCTATAATAAACGTCTTGATGAAGAAGGTAACGAAGTCTTTGATGAAACTGATTGCAGCATTGATGACATTTACGTAGAAGTATCTGAAGATAATCCGGACTTATGCGCTTTTGATCTGAAGTTTTACGTATTAAAGAGTGGAGGCTTATTAAATAATATTGAGTCTTATAATACATCTTTTGATATAGATAATACTGAAGAAACTGAATCTGCTATTCTTGCAAATATTCATGAGCAAAAATCAATTCAGCACGACTTGGTTGATATTAAGCCTCATGTTCCTTTCATGTTACAAAATATTTATCCAATAAAAATGAAACTAGTTCCAACATTTAAGTTGAATAATGTTGCACAAAATGAATTAGTTGCAAATATAAAAACAGCACTAATAAAAGTATTAAATTCAAGAGAATGTGAATTTGGAAAAGAGCCTTCTTATGATTTGATTTATAATGAAGTAATTAATTGTGATGAAAGAATAAAAGTATTAATCATGGATGACTTTAAGTATACTACTTTTGCAGTATATTTAGGTTATAGCAGAGATGATATTGATGGTACCCCTGAATTTAAATACGTTCCAATAAGTGATTACTCTACTTGTAGTAGACTAATCGTTAGAGATGCTGCATCTTGTGGTTGTGGTAGCAGCTGTGATTGCTCCACCACCATTAGTAGAAGCTCTACTTCTGAAGCAATAAAAGCAAAACTACAAAGAGCTGCGGATGAGATTTTAAGAAAAGAAAAAGATACTCAAACTATCGCAATACCTACTAAAAAACAAATTGAAGGTTATCGCTTTATTGATTCAACCAATGGAATCATGTATAAGTGGGCGGATGATGCGGAGAATAGTACTTTAGAATTATATTCAAGTAGATTACTAGATATAAGATCAGAGGTAATCGCAAGAAATATAATGGCTGGAGTTACTCCCTTATTTGAAACTGAAGAGACAAAATTTAAGACCGCATTAAACATGAATCAGGTACAAGGAATGACCGCTCAAGTTGATCATATTTCCACCAATTTAGAAATTGCACCTTTTGGATTTGATTCAACTTATAGTAATGGAGAACAGAGAAGCGCAAGTTATAGACTAAGAGCTAATGAGAGCTTAAGATTTATGGCTCCTTCCTTTATCACTGATAGAACTTATGCTAATTATGTTAAATTTGAATTGATTTTAAAGAACCCTATAAGATCAAATTCCGAATTTACCTGGGCAGATCCTAATGATGAAGAAGCATTAATGCAAACTTATGGCAACAAAAATTTCTATAAGCAAGTATCTAATAATGTATATACTCCTCTATATGGATCAAAATATGAACCCTTAACTGATACTCCAAGATTCAAGTTATTATATCACGCAAGAGTTAATAGAGGCAGTGGCCCAGTTGCAGAGGTTATAAAAGATTCTTCTACTATGTATTCAGGTCTTAAGACTATTGATTCTATTTTTAATAAAGTAGAACATTATATCCCTGAATTTGAAAGTAATTTATATTATTTTGTAAATGGTAATAAGTTTGAAGTTTTAGAAGATTATCCTGAAGAAATAATTCCTGAAGGATCTGAAACGAAGAGTCCATTTAGATATAATTTAATAAATGGAAATTACTACAGATTGAAACAATATGTAAATGGTTTAGTACCTTTTTCATATGATGACAATTCAGAGTATGTTGCAAATAAATACTTCGTATATAAGTATGATGTTTCTGAGCACATCAACCGGTTAGATTCTATTAATCAGTTACAGTTTGATTGTTTATCAACCAATGGTGCTACATATCAATTATATTATTATGATGGAGAAAGCTCAGACTATTTACCTATTGGATATGAAGAGGCTATTGGTAGAACTTGTTATTTATCAATAACCGCAGATTCTACTAAGTATCAGAAAGAGCATTTTAATAATTTTATTTCTGGAACATATGCTCAAATTACTTCTGATGATCTAACAGAGATTGTAACTTGTTTAGAAGATTTACAAATTGGTGGCGCTCAAATATATTACTATGATAATATTTGTGATGTTGTCATTTCTAATGTTGGAGATAATTTGAATGGATCTTCAACCAATAACCCAAGATTTGAAAAAGTTTCTAAATATTCAAGTAATGTATATCTTAAAGTAATTGATGATAATGGACATTTAGTTGGATATAAAATTGTACAATCTTCAAATGAAGAAGATTTTAAAGATAGATCAAGATTTGAACAATTATTAAGAGCTCATTATAATTCTTTATTGGAAGATTTGGGAAAAGAATCAGGTAATTTTGATTCTTACTATTCTGCTGGAAATATTGTTGTATGTAAAGAACCTCATAACTGGACACAAGTTGTTAGAAATAATAATCCAGGATATCAGGAATTCTTCTATGTTAAGTATTTCTCAAGTAGTAACCCTTATTCACCTAATTATACAGCACCATCAGCTGCCCCTGACTATATGATTGATTCCTGTTTAACTAAGATAACTAATGTTGATGATACAACTGGTTTAACTAATGTTAGATATGAGCGTATCACTTCACGAGTTAATGATTGGATAAACAATTTTGGTAGCTATTATAAGCAGGAGAATTTTGATGGTCTGGATGTAAGTAGCCCTGAGTATACTCAATGGAAAAATGGAAGTTTGTCTTTATATGTTCAGCAGCAGTCTTATAAACTTCCAGCTAATACCGAATATCAATTAAGAGATGGAGATTGTATTGTCTTCTTCTGGAGAGGGACGGATGAGGATGATGCTCCTTATACATATCGTAAATATGGTTATATTTATGATGCAGATACGGGAGCTAAAACTATAATTAAAGCAAGTTTCCCAATAAACGCTTCCGCAGGTATTAGTCAAATATTTAATACAGATAGATTAATGTCTCAATTTAATAAACTGAATCCTTCAGGAGAGATTCCATATGATGGAGCAGCAGATTCAGCTTTCCAGAAGATTTTCACAAAAATGTATGGTGAATATGATTTGTCTGGATCTAGACAGATTGAAATGAGAAAGATGAATAGTGTAAAATTGGATAAAGATAATAATAAATACTATTATCTAATAACTCCTGACGCTGAAACTATTGAACTTGATGGAGAAAAGAAATCAATTTTCAGCATGAGATTCGAATTCACCAAAAAATGGCAAACAGAAAAGGGAGATAGAACCTTTGCACGCTATCAACATATCTTACAACCCGAAGAATATTTTGCATATACGAATGCAGACCAAACATTGTTTGAAATGTTGGGTGAAGGAACATTAATTGAGTACAATAAATTACTTGTAGATTCCGAAATTGAAGTCGATCAATCGATAATTATGCAAGTAGATGCTATAAATACAAATGATATTTTATATGATGGTATCGATGCGTTTAAAGCATTTTGTAAAATAGTTCCAAGTAATGACAACTTTAACTTGATTGAACAACAGATATATTCTTTCGTTAAAGATGATGTTATACAAATTTCTTTAAATGATAATATTGATTATGGATATATTCAATCAACTAAAGAGAAGGCAACTTATTACCGGAATTATCAATTTGAAACTGTTGAGGTCAATGATGAAGTTGTTCCTAAGTTTGTATCTGGACAATATTATCAACTCAGTGGCGTTGCTGATATAAATAATCTGAGATATGAAGATTACCTACCTGTTATTGAAAAGCCTGAAGGTTGGGATAACATATTAGCTTGGTCTACAACTGGGGTATGTTTTAATAAATATTTCAAAAAATTATTTGTTGAATATTTACCTACTCCACTAAATGAATTAAGTCCATCTGAAGATGATCCTAACTGGTTAGTAAGATCAGATCCTGAATATCCAATATTTAGTACAAATAATCCTACTTTTATAAAGGATTTAACTATTTCTTATTCAGCTGCTTCTCAAAATAATAAAGAAGCAAATGATCTAGATCTAACTTATACCACTCTTCCATCAATAGATGTTGAAGATGATTCTTATGGTTGGAATGTAACGGCTCATTTAAATATTATGTCCGATGTTGACAAACCTCAATCTATTCAGGTATCTTCTGATAATAACCAGTCAAGACAATCTATTACTATTAATAGCATGAGATTCCCTGAAGCGTTCTTCAGTGAGTTGGATGAAGATACCAGAAATCAACTAAACGCTGAACATCAAACTCAATTTGCTTCCTCTCAACCTTTTGGTATAATTGATGGCAAGTATGTTCCACTTGTAAGGAACGAAGATGAGTTATATGTATTGAGTTCTGTTCCACTTGATAAAGTTGGAAGTGAATATATTGATGTAACTTATATAGACTTGTTAGGTGAAAGACACGATATTGAATTGTTGTCCTATCAGTTGAATCATTCTGCAATGGATAGCGATGCTGGTTGGCAGATAGCAGATGAAGGTATTACACTAAAGGCTGATAAAGCTATCAGTAAAGATGTTCCAACGGTTATTGAGAGAGTAATAGATAATGTTATTCTTAGCACCAATTATAAGTACTTATTACCTATTGTTGTACCTAATCAGGATGCAACGGTAGAACTATGGATGAATACTGGTTCCGGATATCAACCTGTTACTTGCATTTGTTGTGATACAGATAAGTTCACTGAAGGTAAGCATTTTATAACTATTCCTTCCAATATTTTGTTCTTGAAGATAATAGTAACCAATAGAAGTACATCAGAAGATGTCCATATATTATTTGAAACTCTCTTTAAGTATAAATATAGACAAATATTTGGTGGAGAAGAAATAGATGGTGTTCTGGAATATCCTCCAAAGTATAATATTGATACTAGTAGGATTTTTAATACGATTAGAAGTTTAGATGCACCTGGAAAGTTTAAATTTACACATATTCCAAATGTTGATGTTAGAATTGATGATCCGTTAGATCCTATACGTATATTTGATAGTAATCATGTATATAACAAGTTCTCAATTGCAAGAGCAGAATTGGATAGCGGTAAACCATATGATGCATCCTTTGATATTGTAAATAATAGATGAGGAGATAGATAATGAAAAGATTTAGATTACGTAACAATGTTCCAGATGTTTATGTGAAGCAATCTAGAGATTTTCAATTAATGTGTGATTTATTTGACATTATCAATAATGGTGTTAAATTTGATATTGATACCATTATTGATATGTCAGACACTACATTATGTAGAGAATCAATGCTCCCTTATTTACAATCTAAGCTGGGACTTCAAACAAGTAAAGAAATTCCATCCGACACGTTAAGAACTATTTTAAAGTGCTTCCCTTATGTGGTAAACAATAAAGGTTGTAGGAAGGGTATTGAGCAGGCAATTTGTCTATTCTTAAACATAATATATGCAAATTGTAGTCATACAATTGAAATAGAAAATAGAGACTTGAATGCTCCAATTTCTGGACAATATATAGTTCAGATTGAGCTTGAAGATAATGTATTAAAAAATTTATTTATTTTAGATGACATATTAAAATATGTTATCCCTACCGGTTACTTACTTACTTATGAGCTATCTTATTCAATTGATGATTTAAGTACTGATGTCATGCCGTTGGATACAATAAAAATCACTTTTGTAAATGAATCAAAAACAAGTAAAGTCAGAGAAACATTTACTAAAACTGAAATGAAAGATGATATTGAAGTTACCACAAAGGTTTATAACAATCCAATTGATGAGTTAGATCATACTTCAGGAGTAATTGGAGCTATTGGTACTACTATAATAACTTCTAAATTGGATCCATATTCTAATTCTGGATCAGAAGACATTAAAGTTAACAATGATAAGGGATATCTTGAAATGGAGGTAAAAAATCCAAATGAATAAACTTAACAATAGCGTTGGATATCAAGGAGAAGTTGCAGTAAGATTAAGCAATTCTAAAGATGTCCCAGTACATTTACATAACGCAGGATTTAAGCCTCTATGGAATGCCCTTGCAAAAGCAATGGCTGGATATGATATAACCAGTGAGGTTCCCACTTATTTTTCAGTTTATAGTAGAACTGGATCTCCTGATACTGGGTATGATTATCAAGATTGTTTATTAGCACACATACAATTTGTGGGAACTGTATGGGGAGATGTAGTAGAAAAGAAAGAAGAAAGCACCTCAGTTAGATTTACTGCAACTGTAACCAAAAGAGATAGAAGAATTAAAGTTCCTTCTGGCTCGGTAGCCGTTTTAAGAATGTTTAGTAGAAGTGGTGAAATCCTGGCTGAAGTTGAAGATACTATTGATAAAGTAATTGCAAAATCTCACAACAGCATGATCACTGGAGTAGATGCTATTTATGAATGGAAGATGACCTTTAAAAATGTAATAACAGATGATTCATCAGGAGGTAGTAAATAATGGCATATCTACAAAGTATGGATGTTGTAGTATTTCCCATTGCTAAGGAAAGAATCGGTACTGTCGAAGAGACTAGATTGTTAACTGAATATAATGTATCAAATTTTATAAGACAGTTATATAATTCAGGTCAAAATGGTTTCATAATCTCTTCTACCAAAGATTCTGCTGACAACTATGTAATTGAATTTAACTTACATGGTTACTATTTTAAGATAAACATAAATCCTTATACTATTTTTAAAGATTCCTCTTCCGGAAATGGAATTTATGTAGCTATTAAAATAGATGAGTCAGATGAAATTGAGGGGCAGGATGAAGAGTTAGAGGTAGATGGTATTAAACAAAATAAATATACTGGTTTATTAATCGATAACATTGAGCCTACCGAGGAATACAAATATATTAAATTATTTAATTTAAATAATAATAATTATGAATTAAATAATGTTAACTCATTCTCTCAAATGTTAATTGGAGGCATCGATGGAAAATATAAATAAAGAACATATTATAAAATGTCCTTACTGTAATAGAGAGTATTTCCCAGGTGAAATCTTCATGCCTAAGAGTTTTCTTGGAAGTGCGTTTCATTTATCAGAAACTATGTATTTAGGAAATGATATGGAGCTTGAAGAATCCTATTCCTGTGATTCCTGTAACGGAACTTTTACGGTGCAAGCAAAAGTTAATTTTGAAGTTTTTAAGGCCCCATTTGAAAATTTTGATGAAATTTTTACTCAAAATAGTTTATAATTGAGCATAAATATTGTATAATAATAGGTAGTAAGATAGGAAAAGTCTTACTACCTATTTATTTTTTACATAAAGGAAGATAAAATATGTATAGATATATTCGTTGCCCAAACTGTAGATGTGAATACTTACCTGGCGAAATTTTTAATCCAGATCATTTCTTAGGACAGCCTAAAAATATAATTAGAAATGCTGCAGGAGAAGTTCTTGGATATGAGGGAGTGGAACCGGATACTTCAGAGAGTTTCACTTGCGAAAAGTGTAATACTGAATTTAAGGTCACTGCAAGAATTAATTTCTTAATTAATGTTGAAGAAGAAATTAAGTTCGAACAGATTAGTTTGTTTTGATACATATAATTGAAAGACCTACATCAAAAGTACCAGGAATCACATCTATTTTTATAAGTTTTGATTATAAACCAGAAATAGTGGCAGACATAAAAAGTCTACCTTGTTTTAACTTTTCAAAACGCAATAAATTATGGGAGGTACCCATACGATACTTATCCAATGTTCTGGACATGTTATGTATTTATGATGACATAACATTGGATTTATGTGATATAAACATCTCAGAGGATATTAAATATCCTTTAATGAATTACAAGACAAAACCTTTCCCTTATCAAGAGGAGGGAATACAGTTTGGACTTAATCATGACAAATGGTTACTACTAGATGTTCCAGGACTGGGTAAAACTTTACAATTGATTTACTTAGCTCAAGAGCTTAAAGAGAAAAGAGGTCTTGAACATTGTTTAGTAATTTGTGGTATAAATACATTAAAAACCAACTGGGAAAAAGAGATACATAAGCATTCCATCTTTCTTGTACTATTCTTGGTAAGAGTGTTTCAAAGAAGGGAAAGGTTAGATTTGGTGGAGTAGCAAAACGATTAGAGCATTTATCTAATCCAATTGATGAATTTTTTGTTATCACCAATATTGAAACAATTAGAGATAATAAGATTGTAAAAGCAATATTAAATGGTCCAAACAAATTTGATATGATTGTATTGGATGAAGCACATGTATGTAAAAATAGCACCAGTCAGCAGGGAGAAAATCTTCTAAAATTAAACAAAGCAACTTATAGAATTCCTGCAACTGGAACATTATTATTGAACCAACCTTTAGATACATTTGTTCCTTTGAAATGGATAGATGCAGACCGATCCACGAAAACTAATTTTGAGAGTTATTATTGTGTTAAAGGCGGACAATTCGGAAATGAACTAGTTGGATATAGAAATCTTGATACTTTGAAAGATCAATTAGAATTATATTCCCTTAGAAGGCATAAAGATTTACTTGATCTTCCACCAAAGACAGTGATTGAAGAATTTGTAGATATGAACGATGATCATAAAAGATTCTATGAAGATGTTACTGAAGGTATTTTGGATGAAGTGGATAAGGTAAAACTAAATCCAGACATTGTTCTTGGAATGGTTTTGAGATTAAGACAAGCAACTGCATGTCCATCAATTTTGACTTCAAGTAACGTTTCCGCTTCTAAAATTGATAGAGCATGTGAACTCTGTGATCAAATTATTGGAGATGGAAATAAGGTAGTTATATTCTCAACATTCAAACAAACCGTTACTGAGCTGGAAAGACGATTATTAAAATATAATCCACTCATTGGCACCGGAGATTTACCTGATAATATAATTTCCGATAATATCGATAAATTCCAAAACAATGATGAAAATAAAGTGTTTATTGGAACTTGGCAGAAATGTGGTACCGGATTTACTTTAAATAAAGCAAGTTATTTAATCTTTATTGATACCCCTTGGACCGATGGAGCATTTCAGCAAGCATCTGATAGAATACATAGAATTGGAAGTAAGAATCCAGTATTCATATATGTATTAGTTTGCACAGATTCCATTGATGAAAAAGTTTTAGAAATTGTTAATGATAAAGCAGCCTTAGCAGATTTCATTGTGGATGATCAAATTACAGCAAAATCATTAGCATCACTACAAAAATATATTGAAGATTTAAGATAGTAGGTATATATCCACCTACTATCTTTTTATCTCAATAGTTGATTTATCTATAAAATATTATATAATATAAATAAGCAAATAGTATTAAGAATTCTATCTATTTATTTTATTGGTCTTTAAATAGTTGATGTAATCTATTTTCTAATATATAATTAGCAAAAATTGAGGATAGATACATGTTAGACGAATACAAATCAATTTATGAGGAGGTAGCCTCTGCAGGGGTTCCTGATTGGAAGAAGATAAACAAGAATGAATTAGTTAGATCCGCAAGTTTATTACAGAATGGACTATTAAAAGATTCATATATTGCAGCTATAATGTTGAACTACTGGCATAAAATAAGTAAGTTTTATAATAAATGTAAGTTAGTAGCAAGTCCAGAAGATGTACATATGTGGTTGACAATTTCAGTCATGTATGCTATTGATACTAAACAATGGGAAAATGAAAATTCCAGTGTATATCAAGATCCAAATGCTCCGGATAAAATAATTAATAGATGTATGGAATGTAGAAGAATTACCTTCTACCAACAGTTAAATAGGTACAATAGAAAAATAAATAGTGCTATTTTATCGTTAGATAGTTTAACAGAAGATTATAAGGATGCAGTGTCCCCTACGTATATGGATTCTTATTTATATGAGGTACATGATGTAATATCAAAAAATTTCTCTATTGGAGAATATTTGATAGCGTTAATACTAAATGCTATCTTATATGAACATTGGGAAGTAAGTAAAGAAAACTTAAAACGAGTAGTTAATTACTTGAAGAAATTAAACCTTTCGGAAGCAGACATATTATCTGAGCGATATGACATAGAAAGAGAACAAGCAGTTCTTGCAATAAAATATTGTAACTCATTAACAATGGATGAATTAAGAAGAAAGGTTGAATATTCTTTTATAAGATTACAAAATATAATTAAGGAAATTCAATAATGCTGATTGAACTTTTAAGTACTTCTAATTATGTCAGTTATAATGTACAGTTAGCTGAATTATTAGGTTTACATACGGCAATTTATCTTTCTGAATTGATGAATATAAATGAAAAAGCAATAAAGAAAGATAAATTGGACAATAATTATTTCACCTTAGTTCGATCCTACATAACTTCTCGAACCACATTGGATGAAAAAGAACAATTGGAAATCGAAGATAATCTACTTAAATTAGGTATCTTAGAACAAGGTGAACAAAAAGATACAATTTCTCTTAATATCACTACTTTGACTACTTTAATGATGGATCCCGATGAACAGTTGATTGATAAGATTGCAAAGCTGAAGAAGAAATCTACTAATAAGAAAGGTAGAACTAAGGCAGATGCAATAAAAGACAATTTGAAGGCTAATCTTAAAGTTCAAAACATAGAATTAAGGGAAGCTTATTGCGATTGGATTGATGCAGTATATGACAAACAAGGTTGGATGTCAGTAAAATGTGTAACAATAGCAGAAAAAACGGTCGATGATTTTTCGAATCACGACTTAGACGTTGCGTTGAAGTTATTGGAGATTGCCGCAATCCATAGTTATAGAGATATTCAATGGGCAATTAATGTATATAATCAAGAGTTTAAAGTTAGTTATAGAACTAGCCCAGCTCCTAAGAAGGTTACCACTTCTAATGCAGAATTATCTACGGAGGTGTTTTGATTGATAATGGCAAATGAGTGCTTCCTATATGATAGCTGTAAGAAGTACAAGATTGGTAATTGTGAGTTAAGCAATAGTGAATTTTGTATTAAGTTGTTCAAATTGAACTATCTATATGAAGAATCATTATTAAGTAAGAATCAAAGAGAATATGTAGCATTAAGAATTGATGCTGATGGCACCGATAGAGAAGAATTCTTATATCTTAAAAATGTTGAGAATAATATTGAACATTTTGTGAATTCTGGATCTTCTCTTTATATATTTTCTGAGAATTGCGGTAATGGTAAAACTGCTTGGTCTATCAGGTTGATTCAAGCATACTTCAATGCAATTTGGCACAAATGTGATTTAAACTGTAAGGCACTATTTATTAATGTTCCAAGATTCCTACTTGAACTAAAAGACAACATTAGTAAGAAAAGTGATTATATAGAACATATCAAGTCTAAAATATTAGATGCTGATTTAGTTGTTTGGGATGAAGTGGCTACTAAAGCTGTTACTCAATTTGAACATGAAAACTTACTGAGTTTGATTAATAGTAGAATTGATTTAAATAAAGCACAAATTTTTACATCTAATGTTTCTCCTGAACATTTGAGAGATATTGTAGGAGATCGATTATATTCAAGAGTGGTTAATTTATCAACCGTTTTACAGTTTAGAGGATCCGATAAAAGGGGGTTGAAGTAATTGATTCAGCTCCAAGTGCTAAACAAAATAATCAATGATAAGGATTCTTCATTATTACTCATAAATAATTTAACTGAAGAATTCTTTTCTGATTATCCAAATGAATTTAATTTCATTTCTTTTCATTTACGTCAATATGGAACTATTCCAGACATGGCATCAGTACTTGCAAAGTTTCCGGACTTTGAAGTTTTAGAAGTAACTGAGCCTAATAAGTATCTTATAACAGAATTATATAAAGATAGAAACACTAGATTTCTTGCTCAAACATTCAATCAAGTTAGAAAACTTTTGATGGATGGTAAAGTAGAAGAAGCTATGGCTCTCTATTCAAAAGCCTCTGAAGATATGGCAAGTGCTACTAGTTTAGAGTGTGTAGACATTTTAACTGATACTAGTAGATATGATGATTACGTAGAAAAGTGTACAGATTTTTCTAAATATTATATAAGAACTGGATTTAATGAATTAGATGATATCATAGGTGGTTGGGATAGAAATGAGGAGCTTGCAACCATCTCTGCTAGACCTGGTGTAGGTAAGTCTTGGATTCTAATTTTAATTGCAAAAGCTGCTGCTGAGCAAGGCTTAAGAGTTGGAATATATTCAGGTGAGATGAGTGAAAAGAAAGTTGGATATAGATTTGATACCTTAGTTGGACATATTTCAAATAGTGCCTTAATGCGTGGTAAAGATTATGTCAAATCAGATTATTCGGAATATATTAAGTCCCTTCCAGAAAAATTTAGAGGATGCGTAAAGGTACTAACTCCTTCATTAATTAGTGGGCCTGCAGGTGTAAATGCTTTAAGAGCATTCATAGAAAAAGAGAAATTAGATATCCTTTGCGTCGACCAACATTCATTACTAGAGGATGATAGAGGCGCTAAGAATCCTGTTGAGAGAGCTGCAAATATTTCAAAGGATTTGAAGAATTTACAAGTTCTTAAAAAAATTCCTATTATTGCCGTATCTCAACAAAACAGATCTGAAATTAGCGATAGAGGTGCCACTACAGCAAATATCGCTCAATCCGATAGAATTGCTCAGGATAGTACCATTATTATATTTATAGAGAAGAAAGATGGAGTAATGACTCTAAATCTTGCTAAGGCAAGAGATGCAGTCAATGAAAAGAAGTTACATTATGCAGTTGATCTTGACAAAGGTGTATTCAAATTTCTTCCAGATGAAGAAAATCCTGAGGAATGTAATGATTTAAGAGAAGAGTATGAATATTCAAATAACGCAGGTGAGGATGTGTTTTAATTGAAGCTTATAATTAAAAACAAAGTAATTACTGCTCCAATTAATACTATCCTACATACTCTTAGATCTGAAATAAATAATGGTAAATTAAAAGACATAGAAGATGAATACTCAGGTGACATAAATATTACTTGTCCAAAGCATAAGAGTGGTTTTGAATCAAAACCCAGCTGTAAAGTAAATTGTCGGCAAGATCATCCTGATGTTGAATATGGTAAATGTCACTGTTTTACTTGTGGTTATGTAGCAACTTTACCTCAATTAGTTAGTTATTGTTTTAATGAGGAAGAAGAATTTGGAGAAGAATGGCTACTTCAACGATTTGGTAGTGCATTATCAGAAGATTATTTCTACTTACCTGAAATAGAATTACCTTCAAAGCGAAGACAATCAACAGTTCCTCTATCAAGGTTAGATAATATGAAATATTATCACCCTTACATGTGGCAGCGAAAGATGACAAAAGAAATAGTAGATAAGTTTCAAATTGGATATGATGCTTCTAAGCAAATGATAAGTTTTCCAGTTTGGGATGATCAAGGTAAGTTGGTTATGATTACTTATCGAAGCGTTAAAGATAAAAGATTTCATATTGATAAAGATGCTGAAAAGCCTGTTTACCTGTTGAACTTTATAAAAGCAGAAAAAATATCTAGAGTATATGTGTGTGAAAGTCAGATAAATGCTCTTACTTTATGGAGTTGGGGATATCCTGCTGTAGCCTTATTTGGAACCGGTAGTAAGTATCAATATGAAATATTAAATAAATGTCCAGTAAGAGAGTATATCTTGTGCTTTGATGGTGATGAAGCTGGAGATAAAGGTAAAGATAGATTCATTAAAAACATTAGAAAAGATGTATTCGTTTCATATATAAAAATCCCTAGAGGACGAGATGTAAATGATTTAGAAAAAGAAGAATTCCAAAATTTATGTGTTTATAATTAATTTATAGTTGAATATTTTTAAAATATAAAATATAATACTAATATCAAAAAATTTACAAGGAGATTTTAACAAATGGCAAGAATTAATTTTGATACTTTCAATTCTGAAATGCAGCGTCAGGAGGCTACCTCTGGAGGTAGTGGTGATGGTATTGGGTACTTCGGTTTGAAGAATGATGGTGATGAAGGAATCGTTCGTATCCTACATGATAGTTCCAATGATTTTGATATTGTGGTAGCTCACAATGTGAAGATTGGCGATAAGTATCGTAAAGTAAATTGTTTATGTAACCCTAATGATCATCCTTCTGTATGTCCTCTTTGCTCAAGTGACAATAAACCTCAGTATAGATTCTTTGTACATATGATTCAGTATGTACAGGATGAAAGAGGTCAGATTGTAGCGAAGCCGGTTGTATGGGAACGTTCTGCAAAGCAGATTTCTGCAAAGTTAAACAGCATGATTCAGGAATATGGTCCCCTTTCACAGTCTATTTTTAAGATTCGCAGAAATGGTGCAGCAGGATCAAAGGATACTACTTATGAGATCATGTACGCAAATCCCAATATTTATAAACCTGAGCTATATCCTATGGTTCCTGACGCATTCAAGAATTATAATACTTTAGGTTACAAGGTTTTGGATAAGAGTGCAGATGAGATGAGAGCATTTCTAGCTACTGGTAATTTCCCTGCTCCCAACAACAATAACGCTAATGAAGCAACTCAGGCTCCGGCATATTCTGTTCCTCCTGTTCCTAATACTCAGCCTGCACATACAGTAGCTCCTACTTATGGAGCGCCTACAGGTCAGGGAGTTCCTGCTTATAATTCCGGAGCAGCTGGTTATAACACTCCTAATGTTGCAACTGGTGGTTACGTAGGAGCTGATCATACTTCAGGCACCGCTCGTCCTAATAGATATTACTAATAAGGTGATTAAATGAGCATGTCTCTTTGGGGAGAGGATTTTGAAATAAAAACTAAATCCTCTCCTGAAAAGAATAAAGAAATAGTTGAAAAGATAAAGAAGCCTAGAAAGACTGCTGAAAAATCTACATCAACTAATAAAGGAACTAAGAAGGTAAAAGAGGAAACTCCCGCCGATTTAGAATCTAAACTAAGAAGTATTAAAGAAAATGTTCTTAGAATATTAGGGGTATATAAAGAACAAACTATTTGTATTTATACTAAGCAACAGTTACATGATTATATTACTGCTGCAATTGAAAATGGTATAATTGCAATTGATACAGAAACAAATAATAGCTTGGAACCTATTACATGTAAATTAATGGGTCCTTGTATTTATACCCCTGGACAGAAAAATGCATATATACCTATTAATCATGTCGATTTACATACCAGAGAACGATTAGTAAATCAATTAACCGAACAAGATGTGTATGAAGAATTTTCTCGATTAGTAGATACGAAGATTGTCATGCATAATGGTAAGTTCGACTACAAAGTTATCAAATGTACTACAGGATTACAGTTAAAAGTATATTGGGATACTTTAATTGCAGTTAGAATGCTTGATGAGAATGAAAAAAGTGCAGGATTGAAGCAGCAGTATATTGCTAAGATTGATCCATCAATTGAAAAATATTCAATTGAGCATTTGTTTGAAGGACTTGAATATGCAATAATTGATCCTGAATTATTTGCATTGTATGCGGCAACTGATGCATTTATGACATATAAGTTATATGAATGGCAGAAAAGACAGTTTGAGCTTTCTGGACATGAGCGTTTGTATGATGTATTTATTAATGTTGAAATGCCGGTTATGGAAGTCGCTGCAGAAATGGAACTTACTGGTATATGTATAGATTCAGAATTTTCAAAGCGTTTAAGTGATAAGTATCATAAAAAATTGGATGCTTTAAATGAAAAAATTTCAGAAGAGCTAAGCAAGTATGATGAAATAATTGCTCAATGGAGATTCACTGAGGAAGCTAATTATCATCCGGAGAAGATTGATTCTAAAACCGGAGAAAAGAAATTTGGTAAGTCTAAAAATGAGCAGTTAAAGTCACCGGTAGAATTAACCAGCCCTACTCAACTTGCAATACTTATTTATGATGTATTGAAGCACCCTATAGTAGATAAGAAGTCTCCAAGAGGAACTGGAGAAGATATTTTAGTTAAGATTGATATTCCACTAAGTAAACTAATTTTGGAACAAAGAGGACTGTTAAAATTAATTGGTACATATATCGATAAGTTACCAACTTGTGTCCTACCAAAGACCGGCAGACTTCATGCACAGTTCCAACAATTAGGTGCCGATACTGGACGATTCAGCTCCAAAGACCCCAACCTGCAGAATATTCCCAGCCATGAAAAATCAATTCGTATGATGTTTACCGCATCAGAAGGTAAAGTTTTGGTTGGATCGGACTTTTCACAGCAGGAGCCTCGACTCCTTGCTAATTATGCAAAAGAGACAAATATGATAAATGCTTACGTAGAAGGCAAAGACTTATATGCAACAATTGCCGCTGGTGTTTATCATAATGATTATTGGGATAATATGGAGTTTCGTCAAGATGGAACTGCTAATCCTGATGGTAAGAAAAGAAGAAGTAATTGTAAGAGTATTCTTTTAGGAATTATGTATGGACGCGGAGTCGCATCCATTGCAGAGCAAGTAGGTTGTACTACTAAAGAAGCTCAAAAGATTGTTGATGACTTTTTCACAAGTTTCCCTAAAATTGAAACATGGGTTAATGATACACAAAATTTTGCTAAAGCTTATGGTTATGTAGAAGATCTATGGGGAAGACGCAGAAGACTGCCCGATATTCAGCTTCCAAGATTTGAAGTTAAGTTCAAAGATCCAAACTTAAATAAGAGTAGCGATTTTAATCCTCTATTAGGTAGTAAAGGATTAGTACAAAATGAAATCCCTTCTATCTTAACTGAATATGAAACAAGAGCCCTTAAATGCAATGGTAAGAAAGCGATTGACGCCTTAGTAGAGGAAGCTTCTAAAAAGGGAATATCTATTAGAAACAATGGAGGCTTTATTGCTCAGGCGGAACGTCAAAGTGTGAATGCTCGAGTACAGGGTGGAGCCGCAACAATGTCTAAGAAGGCAATGATTCGAGTATATAATGATGAGGTTCTTAACAAATTGGGATTCAAATTAATGCTTGCTGTACATGATGAATTAATTGGTGAATGTCCTAAAGAAAATGCAGACGCAGTTGCAGATAGATTATGTGAAGTAATGAAACTCTCTGCATTACCCGAATGTAAAGTACCGTTTAAATGTGATCCTACTATTACTAAGAGTTGGTATGAAGATGAAATGATAGCTCAATTAAAATCTGCATATGATAAATTAATTGCAAAGGGTAACGCCCCGGAAGAAGCAGTTCAATTCATTATAGAGGATCATACTGAACTAACCGAAGATCAGATACATACAATGCTTGCAGCTGGATAGTTGAGTATTGAAAGTATATGTTATATAATATAAACATAGGAGAATATACATATGATTGAAGTAATAGGAATGATTGCCACCGTATTACTAGTCATCTCAATGATGGTTAATACAAAGAATCCAAAGATGGTAATCATTATGAGAGCAATAAATGCAGTTTCTTCTGTTGGATTTGTTATTTATGGTCTTCTCCTTTCTGCTTATAGTACCGCAATTTCAAATGGATTTATTTTCTTTGTTGATATGTGGTATCTATATAAAAATATAAAAATGTATAAGAAAGGAGAAGAAAATTTTGGCTAAATTCCCCCATACTCAAGGAATTAAGAGCGTAGCTTTTGATAAGACTATTACGGTATATTGTCCTCTTGGTAATGATTTCTATACTGCTCAATTACTTGTTGAATTCCACCCAAACGAATGGATGATGGATTACATTGATGTAGACAGATTCATTCAAACTATGCAGGGACGAAATTTAATAATTGAAGATGTAGTTAAAGAGTTACATGATCATTTAACCACCGAATATAGTCCCTATTATGTTAAAGTAACTTGTTACGCTACCAATGCAGCACATTTCCCTGTGACTGTAATTAAAGAATAACTAATATGTTGTTCATCCTACCCAACAATAAAAAATAAGGAGATTTTTACAAAATGATTGGTGAATTAAAGAGTATATTCAAGACTAAAAGAGGAATGTTGATCATCCTCAGTATGTTAACTATTGCTATTTCAGCATATCTTAACCTTATTACGGTTAAGTCATTAATGATTGGTGATTTTGGTATTTCATTTGGTACTTTGTTTATTTCCTTCTTACCTATGATCACTAGTGAATTGATGGCTGAGTGTTTTGGTTGGAAGAAAGGTTTCGTTGTTTCTTCTATTGCCTACACAGTATGTTTGATTTTTACATTAATTATGTGGGGCAGCACGTATATTCCCGGATTAGTGTTTGTTGGGAATGATATTGGTTTTGCTACTGATGCCTATAACCTTATTTTCTCAGCTTCCCCAGTAATTTTAATTTCAAGTGCAGTTGCATACTATATTGGAATTTTCTTTAATTGTTATATAATGGGCAAGTTGAAAGAGCGGGCTGAAAAATACGGAGATAATAATTGGAAGTTATTTGGAAGATTTGCACTTTCTACCTGTATTGGACAGACATTGGATAATGCAATTTTCTTCCTTATTCCAATGATGTTCATGGTTTGGGATTTTACTTATGTCTGGCAGCAAACTGTAGCTGCTTTGATATTCGAAGTTGTATATGAAATCCTGTTCTTTGCTTTGACAAGTTACATGGTTAGAAAAATCAATGCAATGGATGAGGGAACCACTATTATTGTAGATGGAAAAACACGTGAAGTTGCAGATGTAATAAACTAAGGAGAATGAAAATGACAGGTACAACATTTAGAGCGGCTGGTCCTCTAGTAGATTACTATGATAAGAGTTTTCCAAATTCTTATGGACTGACTAAGATTACAATCAATAAGAAGGTTCATACCTATTGTAGATTAGGCGGTGATGTATATACTAATCAAATTACTGCAAGCTTCAATCCTGGCTCTATGGTATGTGATTATGTATATCTTGATAAGGCGATTGAGGATAGGTTTGAACAGTCCGACAGCATCATTGAAGAAGTATTGGCAGGCATTGTGGAAATCATTAAAAATCAATGTCCAAATGCTAGTAATATTCATGTGGAATCTTTTATTGATGACAGTGTCCCAAAGAATATGCCAGTGAAAGTTGAAATTGATGCTTAAGAGGTAAAATATGAAAAATAAAATATTGTTATATAGTGGTGGAATGGACAGCTGGCTAATTAATAAAATTTGGAAACCAGATGTTCTATTGTACGTAGATTTGAATGGGAGATATAATGCGGAGGAGATGAAGCACCTTCCTCCTGAATGTAAAGTAGTGAAATTGGATCTTTCTGCTTATGAGCGTGAGGATAAAATTATACCCTTACGTAATTTGTATCTAGTCATGTTAGCAAGTAATTATCTTGCCGATGAAGGTGGAGAGATTTGCTTAGGAGCTACTGCAGGAGACAGAGTTCTTGATAAGTCTTATGCCTTCGCAGAAAAGGCTTCCGATATTTTATCTTATTTATATTCTGAGCAATGGTGGAATCCTGTTGCAAAGGATGTAAAGATATGCTTAGATTTCAAAGATAAGACTAAAGTTGATTTAGTTAACATGTATGTAAAAATGGGCGGATCAGTGGAAGAGGTTTGGGAAAAGAGCTTCAGCTGTTATGAGCCTCATGAAGACGGTACCGTTTGCTATTCTTGTAAACCATGTTTCCGTAAAGCAGTTGCTTGTTGGTCGGCTGGATTCACTGGATTCAGTAAGCGTGCAATGAATGATCTTCAATACTATATTGGTTCGACCATAATGCCTGATATTGAAGCTGGAACTTACGGCAGAGGCGATAAAGAAGAAAAAGAAATTACTGATTTCTATAATTGGTTAATCAATAGTAATGTTGAAAATGTGTGATTTAACATAAAGATGATAAAGGAGACATACAATTGTTCGATTTATATTTCGCAGGAACAGTTGGTAAAGACTGTACCGATTTAATTAGAAATCTGAATTGTTGTCAACTATTATCCCAATTAAATGAAAGAAAGTCCATTCTTGGATGGGTCGAATATTTAAAGACCCATCCAGAATGTACCTGTAAGTTGTTCATTGATAGTGGAGCATTTTCTGCTCATACAAAGGGAAAAGAAGTTGATTTAGATGATTACATTAATTTCGTAAATGAAATTGATGATTATGTATACATATTTGCACAGTTGGATAAAATTCCCGGAAAGTTTGGTCAACCAAAAACCGAGCAAGAATTGGCAGATGCTCCTCGATTGAGCTGGGAAAATTATCTAGAAATGGTTCCTCGTGTAAAGTCCAGAGATAAATTGCTTCCTATCTTCCACCAAGGAGAAGATTTTAAGTGGCTCAGAAATATGCTGGAATATACACATGAGGATGGAAGTCACATTAAATATATTGGAATTTCTAGTACCAATGATCAGCCTACCAATGAGAAAGTTAAATGGTTTGATGAGTGCTTTAAGACAATTAAGGCAAGCTCTAATCCTAATGTGAAGACTCATGCTTTTGGAATGACCATTGAAAAGGTACTTGAACAATTTCCATTTACTTCCGCAGATTCAACTGGATGGATTATGGTTGGAGCAAATGGTGGTATTAAGGTAAATACCAAGATTGTTTCTTTAAGCTCTTTAAGTACTCATAAGAGCTCCCATATTGATCAGCGTAGCCTAGCGGTTCAGGAATCCATTTTAAAGAAGATTAAAGAATTTGGATTCACTTTAGATGAGCTCGTTGAAGATTATGCAAAAAGACAGCAATTTAATATCTACTCATTGAAGCAATGGGCAGATAATTATGAATATAAGGGTGCCCCTGTAGTACGACAAGAACTTTTTTAAAGGAGACAGATAGATGATCTTAAAATGTGAAGAACTTCAGCAACATTGTTCAGTTCTTATTCAGGCACTGGACGCCAATGCTTTAGCAGTCATTACTGAAACATTGGAACTTAAAACGGAAGGAAACTTCCTGTATATGAATATTACTAACAGAGAATATTTTGCACAGGTTAAGTTGGATATTGGTTTTGAAGAGGAATTCCACGCAACCGTGAATGCAAATCTATTCCTCAAGTTAGTATCTCAGATTACTACTTCTACCATTGAGTTAAATATTATGGGAAATTCAATGATCATGAAGGGTAATGGTACATACAAACTTCCTCTTATTTTTGATGGTGAGGAATTACTTACACTACCTGAAATTGTAATTAATAATCCTACTTCTAATTTCAATATTAGTAGCTCTATTCTGCTAAGTATCTTACAGTATAATAGTAAGGAATTAACTAAAGGAACTATTTCTAGACCTATTCAGAAGTTGTACTACGTAGACGAGCTGGGTGCGATTACCTTTACTTCAGGTGCATGTGTTAATTCCTTTACGTTGAGCACCCCCATTAAGATTTTACTTAATGATCGAATTGTTAAGTTATTCAAATTATTCAAGACTGGAGATGTTAAATTCACTCTTGGATATGATGCAATTACTGATGATATTATCCAAACAAAGGTTAGATTTGAAACTGACAATATTGTCATCACCGCAATTCTTTCTTGTGATGACACCTTACTCAGATCTGTTCCTGTAAGTGCAATTAGAGCTAGAGCTAGCGCTGAATATCCTCATTCAATTACTGTGAATAAAGATGAGTTAATTCAAACCATTAATCGTTTACATTTATTTGCAGGAAAGGATTCTATTAACTTGTATAGCACATTGGATTTTAAACCAAATTCAATGGTAGTATATGATAACAAGAAAGAGAATCAGGAAGAGATTAACTATGTGAATGTATCTTCTAATATTGAAGACTGTTATACAGTAATGGTTGATTTTAATGATTTGAAGAAAACATTGGAAACCTGTACAGAACAGTACTTGACTATTCATTTTGGTAACCAGCAGGCTATTGTTATTTCAAGAGGTAACATAAAGAATGTTATCCCTGAGTGTACGAAGGTCTAATGAGTAATTATGGAAAAGCCTTCGAGGACAAGTTCAAGAAAGATTTTGGACGCCTCGAAGGCAGTTCAATAGATAGGTTATATGATACAATGAATGGATATAAGTCTATTAAACAGATTAGCGATTATATTGGATATAAGTACCCATTCATTTTTTACTTAGAATGTAAGAGTCACAAAGGAGCATCAATTCCGCTATCTAATATAACTCAATATGAAAACCTAAAGAAGAAAGTAGGTATCCCAGGAGTTAGAAGTGGAGTTGTTCTGTGGTTGTATGAAAAAGATAAAGTGTTTTACGTACCTACTGCAACCATTACAAAGTTAAAAGAAGATGGAGAGAAATCAGTTGGTTTAAGGCATCTTGAAAAATATAGAATAATTGAAATACCATCAGTTAAATTGAGAGTATTTATGGATAGTGATTATTCCGTACTTATGGATTTACAAGATGGTGATTGATGGAGGAAACAAATGAGTGTTTTAGCATTAAATGAGCAAGATGAATTTCAGGTAAAAAGTGCTGCTGATATGGCTGAAGAAAATGCGGTTTACTATACTAATATTTCTGATAAACTTGTTACCGCATATTCGTCTGATCTCGATGAAATTATGAATCGTATTAAAGCAGATTGTATTGAAGTAGAGCCTTCCGATAAGATGCTTGAAAATTATACTATGGAATTAAGCAATGCTCTTTACTTTATTGGACAGAAGTTAGAAACCATTGGAATTAAAGAAGATTTGAGCAAGATGGCAGCAAAAGAAGTATATAACGAGGCTTATCTTAATCATATGGATGCTGGCGATGCAAAAAAGAAACCTACTGTAGCAGAACTTACAGCATTATCTGAAGCAGATGCGAAGTATCAAACTGTTATTAATAGTATTTATGCAAGAGTTTATCGTCAGATTAAGTTCAAGGTAGATGCTGCATATGAAATGTTAAGTAGTATTCGAAAGATCATCAGTAAAAGAATGCAGGATAATCAGTTATCTATGGCTAGACAGACTGGTGGAATTGTTGTAGGTAGAGAGGAATTCTAATTATGGCAAAGTCAATGGAATGTTTATCTGATATATTGAAAGAGGTAAATAAGAAGTTTGGCGATGGAGTCATTACTGTTGGAGTAGAAGACTTAACTAATTATGGAACGCTTTCTCTTGGTTCTCCTGGATTTGATTTTTGTTTATATAACTCTTTCCCTGAAAGAAAAATTGTAGAATTTTGTGGTGCAGAAGGTTCTGGTAAAACAACTACTGCATATTTGGTTGCGGCTTCTTATATTAGAAAAGAATTAGAACGCAATCCAGAAAATCCCAGAGCGATTATGTTCGTTGACTTGGAATGTGGAGCAGATCCTCTATGGTCTATAAAGATGGGCTATGATATGAATAATAGCCCTGTAAAGACTATTAGATTCACTGGAAGTGACATGGCAGCTGAACATATTTTTGACGTAATCATAAATGCAATTAAAACCGGAGAAGTTGGATTAATTATTCTAGATTCTTTGAATATGCTTGTTCCTCTACAAACATTTGGAGAATCCTTAGAGAAGAAAGACATGGGCGGTATTGCCAAGCCTCTTGGCGATTTTTCTAGAAGAGTTAAAGGACTTCTAGTTAAGTATAATGCAACTTTGATCGGTATCAATCAGTTAAGAGAAAATATTGGAGGATATGGTAATCCTCTAACTACTTCTGGTGGTCGTGGATGGAAACATGCCTGCGATGTTAGAATGATGTTCAAGAAGTCTGCATTTATTGATGAAGATGGAAATGAATTAAAGAGTAGTGCACAGTCTCCTGCTGGCTACATTATGGAAGCCGCTGTATTGAAGACTAAAGTTTGTAAATGGGATCGTAAGTTAGGCAGAATGTATATCAATTATGATCGTGGTGTAGATATTATGCAAGACACCATTGAGGTAGCAATTCAATTTGGTTTTATTGATAATTCTGTTCAGGGAACATTTAAATTAATTGATCCTGATACTGGTGAACTTATTTGCGATGATGAGGGAAAAGAAATCAAAATTAGAGGTAAGCGCAATATTAAGCCTTATTTTGAGGAACGACCTGAATTATGGCGCAAGTTATATGATAGGGTATATGACAAATTATCTCAAAAAGAAGATCCTTCAATTATTTCGTTTGAGAGAATGTTGAACATTAATATTGATGAACAATTCAATATTAATTTGGAACAGGAGAATAGGGACGAATAATGGATTCCCAGGTTATAGGTAATGTAGTTAAACTCTTAAATGAGTTTAACTGCTATACCTTTTATGAAGATACACATACCTACTATTATTATGATAAGAAAGTAGATAAATCTGTAACTCAATTCATAAAGAAATTTTATCCTGAGTTTGATTCTGATATTATAAGTAAGAAATACGCAATTAAGCATAATATGACTCAGGAACAAGTTTTAGCAGAATGGAAACGTAAAGGGGATATTTCTTCTTTAAGTGGAACTGCAATACATACCTGGTTAGAAAATGCTAAAAGAGGAAAAGTTCTAAAAATAGATTTTAGTTCTGCGGATGAATTAGGTGTTGGAAAAGAAGTAAGAGATCGATTTCAAATACTACTCCCTAAAGCACAAGCATTTCATAGTGATACTTTAGGTAAACTTTATCCAATACAACTAGAATTCACAGTAGGTCTTGAAGACAAAATTGCTGGGAATATTGATATGCTATGCTGGAATGAGAAGGCACAAGAAATTCAGATTTGGGATTACAAGAATACAAAAAGTATTGATACAACAAATTATTTTGGTCAATGGTGCGAAGCGCCTTTTGATAATTTTCATGATTGTAATTTCATGCATTATTCAATTCAATTAAACGTTTACAAGGCATTACTTCAAAACATTGGAATTCCAGTAGGTAAGATGTATTTAGTACATTTTGATTATAATGTTCCTGGAGAGGAATTTAATATATATGAATGTAAGGATTTCCAAAAGGAAATTTCTGAAGAATTACAAAAGTTACGGGGGACTGCATAATGAGTGCCGAATATGATAGTTATTTAAATAATCATATTTCAAATGTTGTAAAAGGATTTAATTGGCTACAAGAAAATATGCCTCAAGTATTTGAAGGAGTTTCTTCAAATATGATGGAAGCACAAGTAAACGCTCATGATGATTCAAAATGGAGCGATGAAGAATATGAAGCATATGATAATTACTTCTATGGTAAGAAAACACCTGAGGTAAAGTCTGCATTTGATCTTGCTTGGTTGCATCATCAACAGAATAATCCTCACCATTGGCAACATTGGTTATTAAGAGAAGATGATGGTGATACCAAAGCGCTTGAAATGCCTAAAGAATATGTAATTGAAATGATTTGTGACTGGTGGGCCTTCAGTTGGGCAAAGAATAAGTTAACGGAAATTTTTGATTGGTATGCAACCAATAAGCCACAAATGATTTTACATGAAAATACATTACAGTTAGTTGAAGATATTTTGACCAAACTTAGGAATAAGATAGAATATGGGTACTAATAAAAATAAAGAATCGACTAGATTCTATTCTGATGCTCATGAGAAAAGTATTTGTAAAGCACTTGGAGGTAAGCAAAATTCAAATTCAGGTGCCGGACACTTTGCAAAGGGAGATGTAGTAGTTAAAGAGGCTTCCTTACTGATTGAAGCTAAGTGTTGCATGTCTCCTAAAAACAGTGTGTCCATTAAGAAAGAGTGGATAGAAAAGAACAAACAAGAAGCATTTATGACCAGAAGGGATAATCAAGTTGTATGTATAAACTTTGAACCTGATGGAAATAATTATTATGTAATAAATGAGAAGCTGATGAAATTCCTAGTTGATAAACTAATAGAGGAAAATAGTTGATATTCTATTAAGAATATATTATAATTAAGTTACCTGATAAAGGTAAATATTACATATGAAAGAGGAATAACAGATGAAGAAGTTAAGCAAGCTGGAAGCACTGACCTTGACGGATGATAAGCTGGATGATGCAGTTAAGATTCAGGGAACACCTTATGATCGAAAGAGAAAGATTAGTACCGAGACTATTAAGAAGATGAATAAGCTTTCCAATGCGGGAAAGACCATTTCGGAAATTGCAAACAAGCTTGGTGTAAGTTATATCGGGGTGCGATATAATATCGATCCTGTATGGAGAGCTACATATAATAAGACACGTAGTGGTGCACACACCGGCAAAGATCATATCACTGTTAAGAACCGTGTTGCATACAAGCGCACCTTGGTAGCAGAAGGTAAGCTCACTGCAATTGCTTAAATTAAGTTACAAGAGGGTTGCTACAATTGCAACCCTCTTTATCTTATCATATTGGAGGAATGTTGTAGTGTTAACAAAAGATCAAATTTTACTAAACAAACAAGAATTTATTGGTTTGATTGAAGGTATTAAGAGGGAAGGAGCAAATATTCCTAGACTCATTCATAAATTGGAGACTTCTGATTTTTTCTATGCCCCCGCATCTACCAAATATCATGCAGCTTACGAAGGCGGACTATGTGAGCATAGCCTTAATGTGTATCATAATATGTTGAAACTTATTAAGAATACTCCAGGTTTGGATGATTATTGTTACGATGAAGATAGCATTAAAATCGTTGCACTTTTTCATGATATCAGTAAGATGAATATTTATGAGCCCAGCATAAAAAATGTAAAGACCTATTGTGAAGATGGGGATAAGCATGATGAAATGGGAAGATTCAAATGGGTTGCACAATTAGGTTGGAAAACCAGAGATAAGAAATTTGTATATGGTTCGCATGAAATGACTTCCGAATACATTATTCGTCAATTCATTCCATTAACCATTGATGAATCAGTAGCAATTTTACATCACATGGGATCTATGCATTATGATAGTGCGAAGGATGATATTGCAGCGGTCTTTAATCAGTATCAGCTTTCATTGTTAGTTTATATGGCAGATATGATGAGTACTTACATTACTGAGAGAGTAACCGATGAATAAGTACGTAATTGAAGAATTAAAGAAATGTAAGGTGGCACAATTGCCACCTTATGATAATACTACGAGACAATTAATTATTCCAAAAGCATGTAATGTAGATCAATATTTACAACCTGGAAAATGTTTTTTGATTAAATTAGAACCATACATATTAAACCCACCAGAAGGGTTCACATTACATGATAATTGGAATCAAGGTCGTAAGCCCCCTCAGCAATTTATGAAAGCTGAAATTTCTCAAGTAATGGGAAAAATGGTTAAAATTACTGGCCTTGGATATGATTATTCAAATCAGATGGATACAAATCAGATTTGGGAAGGTTGGTTACCTAAAAAATCTATAGAGATAATTGGAGATATATAAAATGAATAAGTACATGAAGATGGCAATCGCTGAGGCTAAGAAAGGCATTAACAATGGTCATGGCGGACCTTTCGGAGCAGTGATTGTAAAAGATGGTGAAGTTGTTAGCAAAGGACATAATCACGTAGTGGTTAATAATGATCCTACTTGTCACGGTGAGATTGATGCTATACGTAAAGCTTGTAAAAAGTTGAACACATTTGATCTTACCGGATGTGAGTTATATACTACTGGCTATCCTTGCCCTATGTGCTTTGCCGCAATCCTATGGTCCAATATTGGAAAGGTATATTATGGTTGTAACACAACGGATACTGAAATTATTGGATTCCGTGATAAGAAATTTAAAGAGGATATTCCCGATTTGATGCAATCAATGTGTGAGGAAATGCATAGAGCCGAATGCCTGGAACTTTATGATGAATACAACAAAATCAATAATAAAGTAAATTACTAAAAAGTTGATTTAAAGTCAAATATATTATATAGTATATTAAACGATTAAATGCGAGGTTTGATATATGGCGGAAAGTTTAGCAGTAGCATATAGACCAAGTACCTGGGAAGAGGTATGCGGTCAACAATCAATCATTAGAATCCTAAGTAAGCAAATTGAGTTGGATACAATTAAAAATACCTTCTTGTTTTGTGGTCCTTCCGGATGTGGTAAGACTACTCTAGCAAGAATTTTTGCTAATAAGATAAACAACAATATTGGTGCTCCAATTGAGATTGATGGAGCATCCAACAACGGTGTAGAAAATGTAAAAAACATTATCAAATCTGCTCAGGAGAGAGCTATTGATAGTAAATATAAGGTTTACATAATTGATGAATGTCATAGTTTAACAAATCAGGCTTGGCAGGCATTCCTGAAATGTATTGAAGAACCTCCTGCTTATACGATTTTTATCTTCTGCACTACTGATCCTCAGAAAATTCCTGCAACAATTTTGAATAGAGTTCAAAGATTTAATATCACTAGAATCAGCACTGATGCTATCATAAATAGACTTAAATTTATTTGTTCTCAGGAAGGCTTCATTAATTATGATGAAGCTTGTGAATATATTGGAAAGTTATCTGATGGCGGAATGAGAGATGCAATTTGTACTTTGGAGAAATGCGCAAGTTACTCTACCGATCTTAATATAAATAATGTGCTTGAAAGTCTTGGAAATTATTCATATGATGTATTTTTTGATTTGATTAATAGTATTATTGATGGAAATGAAAGCACAGTAATTAGGATTATTGAATATTTCTACAACCAAGGTAACGATTTGAAGCTATTCGTTGATAACTTCTTTTCATTTTGCTTAGATGTATCTAAATATAGTATCTTCCGAACAATGGATGTTGTAACTATTCCAAATAACCTGAAAGAGCAATTAGATAGAAGTATTAATTTTGATAATGCTCCTAAGTATTATGCATATATCTTGGATAAACTTTTAAATATTAAACAGATCATCAAAAATGACAGTAATTTGAAAAGCACTATCATTGTGATGTTCTTACAGATGGCAAGGTGTGTTTAATGGAAATTATAGGTCAAGATAAAATTCTTAACTTTATAAATTCTCACAACTTATCTACTATTCCAAGAACTATTCTACTAGAAGGGTTGAATGGTAGCGGAAGGCATAGTATTTGTAAATATATTTCCGAATTATATCAAATTGATATGGAAGATATATCGGATAATCTCAATTATGACTATATTGAGAATATTACATTGAGGACCTCCCCTTGGATTTATGTAATAGATAGCAGCAAGTTAACGGTGAAGAATGAAAATGCTATTCTTAAGTTTCTGGAAGAACCTTTGAAAAATTCAATTATTGTTATGATTTGTGAAAATCGACATGCTCTTCTGGACACAATTAGAAACCGTTGTTACTGTCTTACGATGGAGAAATATACAAAAGAACAGTTAACTCAATTCTTACCCCCTTGGGAGGATGCAGCATTAATCTTGGAACTATCGGAGACTCCTGGAGATGTAAAGAACTTCCAGAATGTTTCTGTTCAAGAATTATTAGCTTTGTGCCATAAAATATTCACTAAGATTGCTACCGCAACTGTTGCGAATACGTTAACATTATCGAATAATCTGGCATTTAAAAATGAAAAAGATAAATATGATGTTGCTATTTTTATGAGAGCATTATTGAAATGCGCATATGATAGAATGATCACTAATTGTGAAAATGCTTTACCAGACTATATGTTAACTACAGATTACTACAATCGATTCTTTGTAAAAAATGTAGATAAAAAGTATTTATTTGAAAGTTATTTATTAGCACTTAAAAGAAGTAGAGGTATATAATGGATCTAAAGAGCTTGAAGACATCAATTGAATCAAAAAATTCAATTCCTAACCTGATTATTTTCAAAGGATCCCATACCTTTATTGCAAATCAATATATATCTGCTATTTTACAATTAAAGAATATTTCATTGGAATATGTAGATAATCTAGAGTTCGTGAATTCAAAAGAATTAGATATTTTTGGATTCAATGCACAATCAAATAACTTGAAATTATATAAAGTAGATTCTTTTGAATTTGAAGGAGAATCATTATTAACTGATAATTTGATAGTAATTATTTGTAAGAAGATTGATAATCATTTGTCGATTACATATAAAGATTATATAGTTGAGCTTAATGAGTTAGAAGAATGGCAGATACAAGATTATTTATATTCAATTCTTAATGGCGTTGATCGCAACTTAATTGATTGGTTAATAAAACGATTCGATTGCAATATTAATAGGCTTCAATTGGAAGCAGATAAGTTATTACTGTTTGAGGAGAATGAACGAAACATTATTCTAAATCAGATGATTGCAGATAATGCTTTTTCTGATTGCAGTGAGGACAATATATTTGATTTTACTGATTCAATAGTAAAGAAGGATATAACAAGACTTGCAAACATTTATAGAAATATAAATGTAATAGATATTGAAGCTATTGGTGTCCATACTATCATGTATAAGAATTTCATCAAGCTACTTCAAGTATGGCTTTCTAATAACCCTACTACACAATCAACAGGATTATCAAGTAAGCAGATATACGCAATTAGTAAGTTACCAAGAGTATGGAGCGCTGAAAGTTTAGTATCAATAGTTGAATTTTTAACCGGAATCGATTATAAAATAAAAACAGGAATGCTCCCGGTACCATTGTTAAGAGATTATATTGTAGTAAATATTCTATCAAGATAAGGACTGTACATATGCGTTTGTTATATTATGCTGATCCACATTGGTCAGTAAATTCATCAATAATTAGAAGCAGAGGTTCAAAATACTCTAAAAGATTAGAGAATCTCATTAATTCAATAAATTGGGTAGAGGAAACCGCACGAGATCGAGGTTGTGAATCAGTAATTTGTCTTGGAGATTTCTTTGATACTCCTCAGTTAAATAGTGAAGAAATCACTGCATTAGGTGAGATTAGATGGCATATCTGTCAACATTATTTTCTTGCAGGTAATCATGAAATGGGTAGAGGAGACCAATCTTTCAGTTCCTCTAACATATTCGACCTATGTCCAATGTCATGTGCTATAATTTCCCCAACAGTATTACCTATATATG